GCTTAAATACTTATGTGTAAATTTACTAAAAAATCCTTTGTCCAAATCCTCGAGACTCTTCTTTACCTTAATAATATACTTGTAGTTCTGAGGGGAAGGATAAACCTTTGTCTCCATTACCTTACCAGCGGCTGTTTGTTTTACTTTAATTGATACCTGAAAGTTATCGGGAAGTAAACGACACCTGCAGCGGGGATGTATAGGAGGAAAATCTTCTTCTGTTAATTCTCTAATCAGATAGGTTCTGTTATTCCTACCTAAACATCTTTCGCAAACTCTTCCATCGGATATTGCTACCCACCTAACCCGATTAATTTTATTAGCTTTGTAAATATCAATAGCACCTTTTTGTCTTGCCCTATGAAGTTCGGTTTTAGCTATTAAATAAGCTCTCTTTCTTGCACTTGCAAATATACCCTTATCAAGTCCCGTAGTCATCAAACTACTAGCTATCGCTGAAACAGACTTACCCTCGGCCACTCCTTCACGCAATATAGTTCTAATATTATCTCGAATTGAATTATTGATGTTCGTAATTAAAGATAAACTTCTGCGAGTGAGTTTCCTTCGTGTAGCTTCTTTAAAGCTCCGAGAAACATTTTGTTCATAAATTGAAGTTATTTGTTCCGGAGAGTACTTAGCTGTTCTTGGCATTTTCTAATCTAATCATCCTTAAAGGTTTCCTAAGAATCTTTTTAAACACAGGTGGATCAGCTTTGACTGGTTCTGGATAAGGAGGATTAACTCCTCGACGCATTTCTTCCAAAACTACTTCAAGTACCCTATAACCTTCAGTAATCTTATAATCATTTTCTAATAAGGGAGGTAAGGGAGTACTCCAGGGAGAAATACTTTCGATATTATCGCCAATATAGGGATAAACAGTCCAATTATCACTAGTAGTATTATCACTAGTAATAATACCAGTATAGGTAATACAACCTGAGCTACTTAAATAGCCGGAAGAAATTTCGTCCATTTTTATTCTCCTTTCTTAGTTTTTACTTATATTTTTAGCTATTCTTGGCATTTTCTAATCTAATCATCCTTAAAGGCCTTCTATAACTTTTTATCTTGTCTTTAGCTGGTTCTGGTTCTGGTTCCCCCAATACAATTCTATACTCTGGATTATACTGTAGCGCCATCTTTTCCCAAAGTTGACCAATAGTCAAATTATTAATGGTCCAGTTATCACCGCTACTATTGCTACTATACATTTTTATTCTCCTTTCTCAGTTTTTACAGGTAACTAATAACATTCTGGAAGATCTAGACTACACTTAAACCTACTTGCCCAGTCGAATCCTGCACTTGTTAAGACCTTCTTGAACTCTACTATTTCTTTAGAACTGAGTAGAAACTTTTTACGACCATTTATGGTTATTTCTATATTTTTGTCGTCCAGTATCTTATACTTAAATCTTACCGACATGCTAAACACCTTTAGATCGTTATTTTCTCAAAAATGCTGCAGCTATTTTCTGTCCTTCTACTGTTCTATGAACATTATGCGCTGCACCTTCTATAATAGTTCCTAGGCACTTTACCCTACGAATGAAGGGATAAAAATGAGTTACTGGAGTGCAGAGCTTATCCTTCTCGCCATAGATAAGGATGATTTGCTTCTCCAATCCTGTATATCGCCCCTCGTTTGCTAACTGCATAGGGTCAGGAGCTTTATCAAAGAAAGCTTTTGCATCGTCTACTAAGTCTCCATGTCTTCCGTCAGCCGTCCAGGCATCCCAATCATACGGACGCTTTGGATCGTGCATATTGATTGGGCCAATCATACCGACTACTCTACGAAATAGCTGTGGGTATAAAGCAAAAGCCCGTAATGATCTATAACATCCCAAAGATACACCAACCAAATCTATTGACTGAAGGTTAGGAAACCGCTGTTTCATTAGAATAGCCACATCCCTCAACTCGATAGCATCCCTATTCGGGTCCTGGTTGTAAATATCTGGCTCTCCTTCAAAATTTGGATATACTGTAGTCCACCCCATATTGACATACGGAGCGTAAGTCGAAACTAGCCCAGCTATCCAACCCCCATGTACTGCAATAGCACCACGATTGGCATTCTTAATTCTACCGCTTGGAACGTACACCCACGCATTAATATCATTCCCATCTACAGTTCCATTAAACGGATCCGGATCAACTAATGGCTCTGCAGGTGAAATTTCGGGAGACGATCCTCCAAAACACCTACTACTAATCCAATCAAATATACTCATGTTATATCCTCCTATTTTTTTGCAAGTTCTAAGATTTGACCTGTCTCTTTAAGTCCCTCTTCATACGATTCAAGTATTTCTTTCTTGAAAATTTCCACTAACTCGTTGTATCTTTCTTTGAAAGCTTCAGCCGATTTTGTAAGTATATTCCTCAACTCTTGACGATTAATATTTTCCTTATCCAGTCCTATTAACTCTTTTGTTGCTTTTGCTACCGCTTCGTCGTAAGCTCGATTTACTTCCTGCATCAACTGGTCTTCCCTTTTCTTCAACTTCGAGTCGTTCATCTTTACTAATGTTTGAATGTCCATCTTTCACCTCCTCAAGAATAGGACCTCCGAATAATTGATAATCGCTCATTTCTTCACTAGTGCATTTCTTGATCTTATAAAAATCAATATCTTTATCAAGAGCCAGCACAAGAGTTGCAGGTCCAAAAATACTTCTAAGATTAAGATTTAGTTCAATTATATTTTGATAGGGCAGATTTTCCCGGATGTGAACAATCGTAAGTCCGTTCACATCGCTTATACACAAAGGAGCTTGAATTCCTAAACACTTTAAATTACCTCGAGCCTCCCTTATATAAGGAATAATTTTATACCAACCTGTCTGAGTTTGCCATAATTGTTCCATGCCTTCCATTACTTAACCTCCATTTTATTACGAATTTCGTGATGAAAGAGTTCATACTTCCTTCCATATTCGTCTCTTGCCGTAACTCCGTGTTCACCAACTCCTGTTATAGTAATAGGCTTTCCGTAATAATTGATTCGATGCCCAACTTCTGCGCCTGAATGTTTCCCTTTATACGGTTCTCTTTGAGGTTTCCCTTGCTGAGGTTTCCCTTGCTGAGGTTTCCCTTGCGTTTGCTCCCATCTTCTGACATTAGGATTCGTCTTGGATGGAAGTAACTGGAGTCCTGGCCTACCACCCTGTATGCCCTGCATGCCCTGCACACCCTGCATACCTGGATTAGGTTGCATAGGCATCTGATTTGGAAATGCTTTCTTAATAACAAATTTTACTTTTTTCATAAACTCTCCTAATCTAACTCTTCTCCTTTAGGAGCTCCACCTCCACCAAATTCTTTACCAGGTGATGTTTCTTCTTTAGGAGCTCCGCCTCCAGGTGGTGCTTCTTCCTCGCCTCCCTCTTGACCAAAATCATATTTACCTTCTTCACCCTCTTGACCAAAATCTTCACCTCCGCCCATTCCGCCCATCATTTGCTGCTGCTGTTGCTGCATCTTGAGCTGAAGCATATATTGAGTATAAACATTATTCATAATAATATCCCCGCCTTTTTCTTCCCCAAGCGGTTTGTAATCTTCCTCGATTCTTATTTCGTCGATAGTCCTATAATTCTGTAATTGTTCGGTCCTAAGTTTCTGCCTTTGTTCTTCTGTTTTAGCATCTAACCCCACAAATTGAAATTCAATTCTGGGATCTATCTGCCAAATAATATTTTTGTTTATTTCTCCTTCAATAAATTTCAGTAAAGGTTTAAGCCCTCTATCCCTGGACATCTTCTGCTTTGCTTCATTCTGGCTTTCAAACATAGGTCCCTGAGTTTGATGAGCAGAACCCTTCAAATCAAAATTAATCTCTGCGGGATCAATCAAGTAAACAGCGCAAATAATTTTTACTAAATATTCGAGCCAGCTACTAAATTCCATCTGCCTATTATTACTATGTAAATTAGTATAATTCAACTTAGCAGGAGATGCTATAATCGGGGTTCGCCAGGCATTATAAACACCAGCAATTTGAGCGTGCCATTGTCTCCTAAAAGACTGAAGATGTTCCTGATTTATATTTGCTCCCTCGAAATGAATAATTCCTTTAGGTGCTGAACCTTGAGAAAAAAACCTTCTGTTGTGCTCCTCTGTCCACATATGAGCCACAACTGTATTAACAAGAATTTCTAACTCAGATGTTCCGTAACCGTTTAATCGAACACTTGTTCTTGGATTTCGTATCCCAAATATAAATTCCTTTTCTGTATATGTGTTAATAACTCTACCCATTAAAATCTGGACATACCTGATATCCTCAGGTTTAATATCATCGTCTATTGCTCCCTTCCAGCTTGCCATCATTCTAGTACTGGTTTCAATATCTTCCTTAGTAGTTTTCCCCTTTTCGTAATAGCCTCCCACTTTCCTTCTATCTCTCCAATATTCTGGAGTCGTGGCTAATCTTATTGTACAAGCATCTATCGCATAAAAAGCTCCAGGTGTTCCCTTTCTACTTGGAACTATTTCGGATGTAGCCTGATCATAAGTTAGACTATCCCTTGAAAACTTTCTTAGAAAAGCATCAAAATCGTCCCTTTCCTCTTCTTCAATTTTTCCTGGAAAACCAGTAGCTTCGATAAACCCTGTCAATTCCTTCATCCTTTTTTCATCAGCCTTCGTAACTTTTTCATCCTTATCTCTCAACATAAACTCAAAACCAACATCGTAAGGAGTTCTTGGAGTTCTTGAAAAGCTAGCCACCTGGTTAACTCTTGTATTAATAACTGCGGCTACTACTGGGTTTCTCTCCGACATAAGACGAAGTTGATCAAATCCTAACATCATAGGTCTTTCCCTGTATCCAACAGACTCAAGAAGTTGATAAGGATCGATAAACAAAGACTTTGCTTCTAAATCCTCTTTTTTTCCGTTCGATTTCTCAAAAGCTTCGAGCCAGGTAGCGTGAATTTCCTGAGCTTTCTCTAGAGCCTTTTTTTCAGAAATCTCTACCATACGCTGTTCTACTTCAAAAATCTGTTTTGCTTTGGTTAGCTCTATCTCTTCCAACTTCTTTTCAAAATCTTGTTTCAAAGCCTCTATCTTTTTACCATCAAACAAGCCCATAATGTTCCTCTCTATTTATCTTTACCCAATATTTTTATTATAGCCGATTCTTTGCTTTTGTAGTAAGGAGATTGCTTTTGTTTATCTTCTCTTTCCTGAACTTCTATCTCCCTTTTCCCAACAACATCTTCTCTTTTTAATACTGTACCTTCACGATGTTCAATAACTGTTTCTCTCTCCATTAAAACTGCATCCCCATTAGTGTGTAAATATTTTTTAAAAAGTTTGTAAATAAATTTTACAAATAAAAGCAACAAAACGCTTACAACAATAGTTAAAAGTACTTCGTAAATTACAAGATCAAAATATGGAAAACTCGAACCAACCATCAAATGAAGGTGGTAGTCTGGCTCACACGCTTTAGTAAGTAGTGTGTAAAATCCTACACCTCGTCTTATAAAAATTAAGACCTGTGCTACTAAAAAAAACTTCCAAGCAAAAGACCAATATTTTATATATCCTATAAATCTATAAAATTTCAGTCCGTAATAAACCATCAATCCATGCGAAATCATGGATATTGTACACAAAATAGCAAGAAAATAAATCATCTATTAAACCTCCGCCTGAACTTTTACTGGTGCTTCTTCCGCACAAAGACAATTTCTATCATACAAAATCTGGTCGATATATGCGAGGGCTAAAGCATAAGCTAAACATTTCTCTGATTTCACTTCTGTTAAAGCTGGCAATTCTTCTTTCAATATACTTTTTAATTCATACAATTCTTCTATACGTATTTTGGGTTTTCTTTCCTCCAACAATTTATCCATCAATTCGTCTTTCTTAAAATGGATAGGCTGCTTAATCATAGAATTAACAGCCCCTCTTACCTGATTCCAAAATAACTCCATCTTAGTTTCTACACGTGCAAGCCTCTCTGAAATTTGGATGAGATGAGCATCTAACTTATCCTCTACACTTTTAATTTCTAATTTTAACGGACAGGTTTTTATTTCAGCAGAAATTCTGTCACCTAACTTTATTTCTAAATCGGACATTTCTTTTCTTGATCTTAAAACCCATCCAAAATAATGATATACCAAAGTCAATATAGAAACTAAAAGAGCTACAGCACCTAAATAACTAGCATAATCATTCATACAAGCCTCATTTTATTTTTTGTTACATTCTGTTGGAACGTACATATTTAGTCGGCCCCACTACTCTACGCCCTTCTTCGATATTGCTGTTACTACACCCCTCCAACTTCTCTATCCTTTCATTTAAAAAACGATGGAATTTCCAGTGTGCATCAATCCGTTTATCTATTGCATCCAACCTATCTATAATCTCATTTATCTTTTCTATCACATTCTCGATCATTAAAGCATCTTCAAGTGTCAACTTTTCCATATTATTCTCCATTTAAATTTTAATCGTCAGCACCGTTCAAATATTCTTCATAATCTTCTTCAAACGACTCATCAAGTAACTCCTGTTCTTCCTCTTCGTCAACCCAACTTCTTCCTAGCCTATCCAAAATACTTAGTAAACTCATTTCTTCTCCTCTGTTTCTTCTTCTCTCTTGTAAGATTCGTTATTTATTTTAGGATTCCGATCGCACATACCACACGGAATACTAGGATAATTGCAATCAGTACCATCAAAAGCACATTTCATTAAAATTTTCCTCCCATTAGCCAATGCTCCATTAATGCGGGCATTATATATTTGCTCCTGCAAGTATTTGGCTTATTATTAAGTTTTGTAGCCACCCGAGTAATAATATCAGCCAAAACTTCTTTTTGTGCCTTGCGCTTTAACGGCATAATAGACTTTTTCGCAAACTCTACGAAATAATTCGATGCGTGATATGTTCTAAAATCCTTAGCGGTAACTCGGAATCTACCTAACCACTTTACTACATCCTTCCTCTCCACTTCGTAAAGTAGTTTTGATTCTGGTTCTCGATCGTCCTTCAGCTCCATCAGAGCTTTTCCTACATTTGGGTCATCAACCTTAATATGCCAATCAACCCCGCTCTTTCCTACAAAGTCGAGGTAGACAACACCATCTTCTGCTTGTGAAATGTGTTTACATTGAAGCGTTGTGGTTCCAAAATGATCTTCCCTATTATGAGCGCCCCCTCCAATTCTCATACAAAACCGGTCCACGCAATACATAGCTACACCAAAAGACTTCTTTATTGGGTTACTATCCCCAATCATGGGTTCGTATTTAGCCCTGATAGTAGGTAAATACTTTTCGATATACTTGAGTCTTGCCCATTTTACTTTAGCTCCCCTCTCCTTTTTCTTATCCGTATATTTCTTCCCTGCAACAGTTCCATCAGTCTTAATTACACACCTGACCAATCCTGTTTCTGCTGGCTCTTTGAAATCAATCACTTGGGCAATCTCATCAACTTTCACACCCGCATACCATTTTGTACCATCTTCACTAGGTTTAATTGCATCTACATTGATTTTATCCCTGGTAATAACATTAACTTTATCTGGATAAGCCGATACATATCGAATAGCATGAAACGTTTTTGTCTTGCCTCGCACCAACCTAACTTGCGGTATTAACCCTAAAGGAATAGATTTCTCTATTAAAATAAAGGCTTTAGGTTGATTATCTATCACTTACTTTTTTCCTCTCTTGGAAGCTTTTAAAGGATTTAACTTGAAAGCATCGCCTTTGGTTTCTTTTTTAATATGGGTCGCCATCGGGCAATTCCCAATTCTCCATTTGGAACTGGGTACCAAATAAACAGAACAAACCTGTGCTCCAGCTTCGGGCAACGACTTCCCGCAACCCTCGCACTTCTCTATGATAGGTTCTCGAGTAAAATCCATTCTTCCTTCTTACATTAGTAATTTTAGTAATCATAGTAAATTACTAAACTCAACTTACTAATTCTTCTTCACACAATCATAAAGACAATGTGGCCTATTAATGGCCTATTTCGCAAATACGAAAAATAAATCCTTCATCTTAAAAAGTTTTATAAAATTATCTACTTCTACTCTTCATCTCACTTAATAGCCTTTTTAAAGTTTTATTATCGGAACAAGCTATCATTTTCGCAATATTTTTCGTTTGTTGCTTATTTTTTCTTAACAATTCTTTCTTTTCCAAATTTAACCTCTTGGCCAAGCCATCCTGGCTCTATGAGGTGTTCACCTCCATCTTTTATTTTTACAACTTCTTCGATTTTCTTCTCTTTAGTCATCAATACAACTATAGCCGCAAGTTGTGATACCCTGAATTTTCTTCCATCTTTTGAATATATTCAATCAGATACAATCGGTAGGTTACAATCGGTAGGTTACAATCGGTAGGTTACAATAGAATCATTAATTAGATCAATCTTCATTCTTCCAAACAGCCTCACATTCTTTACACCATTTTTCCGGTATGTGGTAATCTTTCGGGGTACTATTCCAAGCCGATAAAGGGATACTGGTTTCCATCACCCGCTCGTTTCCGCACAAGGCCTTCTTTTCCCCATCCCGGGCCAAATGATAATGCCAAAAACCTTCAACACCCTCAACTATCTTCATTGCCTAGCGCACTTTCGTAATAGTTATTGCCACATCCGGGACAACCCCAAATTGTCCGATTTCTTTAATTCTAAACAATTTGTCGTTCAGCCATACTTCTACATCAGGATTAAGTTTTCCTGCATTTTTAACGCACAGGTCAATGCACTTTTTTAATTGTTTCAGCTTCATTTCCACCTCCTTGTTGGCTACATATTAATAATAACACTATTCATTATAATTTTCGTATTAACTATGTTAGTTTCCTTATCACAAACTTTGCAATTAACTAACACTATCGGCAAATTCAATCGCCTCCTTTTTGGTCTTAAACCCCTGTATAGCCCTGTGGCTCCATCCATAATAAAGGCCATCTTTCTTACTTCTTCCTATACTCGTAATAGTATTACTTGGATGAGCTTTCTCTGGTTCAAGCTCGAGATATTCCTTCCATTCCTTTATGCTTCTACCCTTCTTAAAAGATTTCCCCAATGCTTCCATAAGTACATTTTGTTTTTTCAGCATTCTTCTTCTATCTAAAACTTCTGTCATAAAATCGTAAGTTTTAGGAAACTTATCTCTCTTCAAAATCCCCAATCTGTAGTAAGCATACGCTTCAGCAAATCCTTCAGAAAAATTATTAGCGCTCCTTGCGTAGTCACTTACTCGCTCGGTTTCGTAAATCTCTTCATACTTTTTTCTATCTGCAGAAGTAATAAATTTATTATAATGAAAGTTATGATGCCCTATTTCGTGAAGAAATCCGTGTAATTTATAATGTTTGTTCACCGCAAAAGACAAATTTGAGCTGTCCATAACATAACTTTTTAAATCTGGAAAATACATCCCAGCTATATACGGATCTTCTTTCCTATACTTTATTAGATATTCCAAATATGGGCGCATAGGAATAGTCTGGGCTCCCTTTTCAAGCTGCTTAAAATCCAATTCTTCAACGCTCCTTAAACCAGCCAATTCGTCTCGGGGCAAAGCCCGTTGTATAAACATCTTGGTATCTTCCGACACATTAACAAAAGATGGGCTAGCTAGTTCAGAAATAAAAGATTCTCCAACTTTATGTTCCCTTTTTGCCGTCACCTTTTCTCTCAAGTCCTGAGCACTCTTTTCTCGAGAGTATCCGATAAGCGGTTTTCCCATTCTGTCAACATCAAACACAACTCCTCTAGATACCAGATATTGCTGTTCGCTTGTAGGAAGCTTCTCGACTCGTTTTCTTCCGTATACTCCTAATAATTTTACTTTCTCAACCAAAGAATCAAGATAAGCCTTTCTATTGCGAGGGTCTTCCCTTGTATACCCTATTACATATTTACCTTTTCTCTGGTAAGGCTTAACACTAACCCTTTTAGACTTTTCTATTAGTATGTGTTTCATCCATCTCCTTCAAAACTGGAGAACTCTCCAAAAGTAAATACTCTTCCAGTGCTATTTTATATTTAGGATGAGATTTACCAATTAGTTCTATTGTACTTACATAATTTCCATTAGGAAGCATCTTGCCTCCCCTCAACGGAATCTTTTCTGGTATCTTAATTTTATTCTTCATAATAGCTCCCCTTTCTTCGTTTTCAGCATAAGGGAATAACCCCAGGTGAGCACTAAATTGTTCAGCGTTAAGCGAAATAGTGCTTTCTTCGTTTTCAGCATAAGGGAATAACCCCAGGTGAGCACTAAATTGTTCAGCGTTAAGCGAAATAGTATCCTTGTTTGTCCTATACGTTTTGTCGACTGCTTTTCTTTTAGCCATAATAGCACCCCTTTATTAATTTATAAGCTTCATCCAGGCTAAAAATTTCTATCAAACTCTTTTTAACTTTCTTCTTTTTCTCTGGTAAATCTTTTGTATCAGGTGTATGCTCGGCCCATTCTTTTGCCATTTCGGGCTTCTTAGCAAACATCCATCGCATTTGTGATTTTGAGGCAAACGGCATTTTATTCCTTCCTTATATCGTTATAGTAAATTGCTTTAATTTCGTGAAGGGACTTGCTCTTCATATCCCCCGCTACGTACCCCAACTTCTTTAATCCATCTTTGAATTCGTCGGGAATATCCTGTCCATCCTTGGATAAAACTGTTTTCTCAGCTTGTTTTTGCTTCTTAGCCCATTCTTGTTTATATTTATCTTCCCACAATTTATCTATTATTCGCTTATCACCTTTAACAACTAACTCTGCCCTAATCTGCTTGATCACTTTGGCAACTTCCATTTTTTGTTTCTGGGTTTTGAAATATTTCATCCTAGGTTCTAATTCCTTCAAAGTTTTATGAATATGCACCCTTTGCTCGTTTGTTAGTGGACCTTTTCTCTTCATCCCTATAATTCTTCGCAATAAACCTTTCAAAGCATCCAAAACAGACTTTTCTCTTGGATCTTCCCTGTAGTATCCTTTTCTCCCCTTGGATGGAGGAACCCAAATTCTCTTAGACTTAACCATCTCAAATTCGTATTGCATATTTTTCTCCTCTAGTATTAAAGGCGTAGGTAGCAGATTAGTTATCTGCTACCTTACCTACTTAACTCCTTGTCAAGAGATAATCATTGACTGTCCCCAAAAGTCGGTTAAGCACATCTAACAGCTGGATGTTCTTTTTCTCAGCCTTCAATTGCTCACCTATCTCGGTGACGAGAGTTTTTTGTAACTCTTCCATTGAGACCTCCTTTCTGGTAGTTTTTTGAACTACCGCCTGTTAGTTTTGCACTACCGACCCCGCTCATTTTACAAATCATACCCCCTAAATAAAACGCTAGCTGCCGGTATCCAAATCATCTCGCCAGTATCCTTATCGCCAATTAAAAAGTTAGTGACAAACCCACCTTCTTTCTCTTTATACTTATGTACATCCAGAACAGGGTATATCACATCTTCTTTAAGTAATTTGTTTCTAGGAACCAGCTTTCCCATTTCTTTTATCATTCTCACTTTTACATAGAACATTTTTCACTCCTTTCTAGGTCTTTTTTCTTCTGAATTTGTCTACTAACTCAACAAGCGTTTTTAGACCGGCCAGTCCTCCACATATCTTTAAAATCCAATCCCAAACATCAAAAGATTTTTGGGGATCAAGAGAGTCCAGTTCAGGTTTTAAACTTTCTTCCGGTAATTTCTTCTGCGGCAATCTCTTCTGCATCTCTTCTTCAGGTAATCTCTTCTGCCTCTCTTCTGTTTTAAGTTGGAGCTCGTACTTCCTTTCTCCACGTTCCACTGCCAAACGATAATCCATGTAGGAAGCTCTACTAATCCAAACTACAATTAGGCACAAGAAAATCATACCCCATATGAAAAATTTCCATCTTTTCATATTAGAATCCGCGCCATTTTATCCGTATCATTATGACTCCTTTTTCACCTGCTGGCGGTAGATCTCGGTCTTGGCGATGGCTGAGAAGGCCGAATATTCATTTATAAATGGTAATTCTTTTACTAAAAACCCCCCCGCTCCAGCGTGACCTCCGCCCCCATACTTTTCGCATATCTTCGACACATCAACTGACTCCGAATATACACCCACGGTATAATTTTTTCCATCAAACTCGAAAGTAAGTAATAACTCGTAATCCTTTATCCTACTACCAAAAGCATCACTACCAAATGCCATTAGTCCTAAAGCAAAAGACTTATGCCCCTCGAACATAGTTTCAAATCCAAAAGACTTAATATAATCCTCGCAAATGCTATCCCTGTATTTAACGCACAACTTACCTTCTTCTAAAATTTTATTAAACTCAACATACTCTCTATTTCCAGCATAACCGGCTGGACTACCGAGTAATAAATCCCATATAGGGTCTTTAGGTTGGTGCGGATATAAGTGTAAACCTTCAACAAACTCCACCGAAGCCTGACCAAAATTAAATGCCCATTTATCTCTATCCCCGATATATTCTATTGCTTGAGGCATCTTATCATCCGGAAAGAAATACTTCCAGGCTAACTCACAACCTGAGAAATTCTTATCTCGAATGCCAGACAACTCAATTTCTTTACCACTTATTCCAATCCCATATTTATATTCCAAAGAAGTTAAATGGTGATCTAACCAAATAATATAAGAGGTTTTTGCCAATATCTTACTCATATCCCGAGGCTTAAAAGAAAAATCCACAATTATAAGCAACTCGTTAGGATGAATAGTATTAAAGTCAAAATTCCCTGTCTCCACAGTTTTGTAGTCAATCTCAATTACTTCGTAAATTGAACTTCTGTTTACAAGCGGACTTCTCCAAGCTACAGCTCCTGCAGCGCGCCCATCGGGATCATTGTGAAAAAATATTTTCAAGTTGCACCTCCGCAATTTGTATTTTTTGTAAACTCTTGTATTTTTTGTAGTTGGGTATAAAAATCTTTAATTGCCATATCTCTCTTCATTCCATTACAAATCTTACAACAAGAAACACAATTATCTTTTTTATAACCTCTGCGACTATCAATTCTATCTATCCCGTTGTAGATGAAAATTCCATAAAGTCCTTTCTTTTCTACTTTATTAGTCGGTGGGCTTCCACAATAATTACAATTTTTGGAGAATAAATTTATACATTCTTCTCTTGTTAAATTGAATTCTACTTTTATATTTCTTGCATGCCTTTTATAGCAATTAATGACATAAGTTTTAGACGATTCCCCATAATCCAACCTTCTCGTATTAACTCTCTTAGGATTCTTTGTGCGAAGACAACCACAACTTTTAGTATGCCCACTCCTCAAGTGGAAAGTAGATACTACGGTTAGCTTTCCACAGTCGCATCTACATCTCCAATATCTTCTTTTTCTTTTAGTTCCATTTACAGTAATAGCACCTACTGTATCCGGTCCTATAGCCATCAATTTTCCGAACCTTTGTCCGTACAAACTAAGACTCATTTTTTACCTCTCCATTATCACATAGTAAAATGCTTTTTCAAGTTTCTTGTGCTTCTTTAAAAATTTAGCCGTAGCAAAATACAGGGGATACATGAACCATTCGGAATGCCACGCCCAAAGAATAGGAGCAATTTCAGGTTTTCCTAATTTTACAAATAGAGCTGGCAATACTACATCCTCCATAATTTCTATCGCAATAGCATAGGCAATAAAAACAGGACCATGCTTTTTTCCCAACCCTTTAATTTCTTTATATGTTTTTCTTATATCTACCTTATCTCTGATTATTTTCCCTACTTTATATAAACCCTTTTTAAATAATTTTTCGTATTTTCCCAATTTACGATTATATTTAAGTTGTTCCTCAATTAAACGATGAGTCGCTTCAACAACAGCATTATACGACTCTGGAGTTCCTTTATCGAAATCCGGAAGAGTAATGTGTGTATTCAAAGGAAGTCCAGGTTGAATAGGATCATACTCTCTCCCGTACTCCCTTACCATTTCTAAACCGTGTCTGCCCTGCCTAACATGAGCTTTAACTCTTGCTTCCACTCTTGGCCTCTTTCTCCAACTTTTTGAGTCTCGTGTAATAATCTGGGATCTCCTTCAAGTGAGCCAAAGCTATCCAACGAGCCAATTCTGGATATTTAGTATGTTCGGACTCAATTTTAATTCCCATAGATAGTTCTCTAAGATTTGGCTTGACTCCTTTTCCATGCTCGATCAAATCACTTAGTATTCCGTAAATCTTTGCCTCGAGCTCGTCGGTTTCAATCTTCATCCTATCGGATAAATCGTGAATCTTCTTATCTGGAGGAAAAGGATTATCTACAATAAACTTGATAGCCTTACCTTCTACCGATTTTTTGAAGTGTTCTGCCTCTTTCTTTCGAGCTATTAATTTTTCTTGATACTGTTTAGCATATCCTTTAGGTTCATGTACGACTTTGCCGCCAAAGGTTATTTGAGGTTCTGATTCCTCCGATTCCGTAGCTTGTAATTTTTTTAAAGCTACCCCAAGATTTTCCATTATATTTGATTTTACTTCCTGCACAGCATCTCGAAGTATTTTCTCATCCACTCCTTTTACATCTTTTAAAGCTTCTTCCATACCTTCCGCAATTCCCAGCATCAAACCTTCTATCAATTTGCTTTTTATACTGGGTGGATGTTTCTTAGGTTCTCCTTCTGTTGTAAAAGGTTCGCCAAGTTTCCATGATTTAACTTCTTGCTCCCTCATTACCTTATCAGCATCTTTTTCGCCATACAATTCTTTCAAAGTTTCGTAATGGCTTGGAATAGATTTCTCGCCGTGTTTGTAGGCTTTTTGGTATCGGTAAATATCGACGTCATGAACTGTTTTAACATCACCAGGGGTCATTATACGTCTTTCAATAGCTTCCTTTTTTAATGCTTTATGTCTAACTTGCATCTGATCTTGTTCTTGTGTTAAAACCTTACCAACCAAATCTTCCGTTGATTTCTTTTCCTGCTCTCTTGTAAATCCTTTTACTTGCTCCATTTTTCCTTTACGAGTTCTGGTAAAGGGTTTTACTTGAACGGCTTTAATTATGTATTTCATTCTTTCTCCTCAACTTTTACTTAACTTTTAGTCAAACTTTTAGTCAAACTTTTAGTCAAACTTTTAGTCAAACTTTTAGTCCATCCTGCTAATGCTTTTTCTAACTGGACTGCATCTATTCCCTTCATTATTGCTTCTTCTACAAGATAAAGAACTTTAGATAGCGACTCTTTAAATAAAATATTTGCCATTCTTGATTCTCTATGATTCACCATAGCTTTCTTTAAAGGACTATCATCAGGCAACCTCGCAAACACCCATTGTTCGTAAGCTCTAGCCCATATCTCTGTAGGCATATCAAAGTATTTTCTCCATTTTTTTGGATTTCTCATTTCCTTTAATCCTTCCAAAAGTCCCCAATGCTCTGGAGTTTTTCTAATTGCACTTACCACCTTCAAAATAATATTAAGGGGAATTATTTGGTCTTCAAGAAAATGACCAAACTCGTGAGGCAAACCTTCATGCGCAGTTTCTTTAAACTCTATTAAAGAGCATCCTGTAAAATATACTGCTCTTGCATGTTGGTGCCCACTTCTTCCGCCTCTTATTTTTAAGGCTGTTCTGTTAGATGCTTGCTTTTGCAAATCCACATTGTGCAACCTCGCAAGCTCTGACATCATCATTAAAGCATTATTTTCAATTTCTTTTTTCCATTCGGATGGTGTTTTCCATCCTTCTATACCTTTTACTTGTGTAGGCTCATAAATAATACCCATCTCTTTCCACGATTGAGGTTTTGGCCTGAGAGGTCTTTCTTCCAAAACATAAAGTAAAACATCCTCTTTCGTTTGTTCCTTTTGAGCTTCCAAAACAATTAGGTTCACTTCTGCTTTTGCTTGCTTTTTATCTCCTCCCTCTTTTATGTAAGCTGTTTCAAATCTCTGCACCATATCCCATGCATTATCTTTAAGTATTTGGTTATCTGGATCTTTTATAACTTGTTTAGTAAGCTCTGCTACCCACTTTCGTAATTCTTCTGCTGGTAATTCGTGAAACTTCGTCCTATATAGCTCCCCAATTTTATCTCTTGGGTCTACTCTATCATACCCAACTACATACTTACCTTTTCTTTGATAAGGCTTAACCTGTACTCGTTTGGATTTCTCTATCGCTTCCTCCTTAAAACTAGCAAGTTCCTCGTAAGGAACAATTCGCCACTTAAACTGCGAATATAATTTTTGTGCTTTCTCCATCCGTTTATTTGCGTTCGGTCCGACTATCCAAATCTCTTTCACTACTTCTATAGGATTCTTAATTGGTTCGCTCCTAACTTCCATTTCATCCGCCATAGATGCAGTATAAGCTTTTCCGTGTTCCCATTCGTAATCCTTGTTTTTACTCCAATCTGTTACAGGTTTGTAACGAACAGGTCTTGCTCCGTTCTTCTCAGCTTTTTCCTTATCTAAAACATAAACATAACCTTCCACTACGTCCCCTATAAAGATTCCTGCCATAGAGGGATGAATGGTCATATATACTGTTCCAGCAGTTTGATCGCCCGATAAGGGCTTTCCAGCCAGTATGTCTATAACTGCATGGTCAACATCGTTCGCCATAATTCCTCGATATATTACTTTAGATTTCTTATATTCATCTTGAAACTTCTTATTATAATTCTTGAGTTCCTCCAAAAAATTTTTATACTCAAGCTCCTCCCCGTAAATTGCTATTAAAGAATCTATTGCTATTTGCTTTCCTTTCCTTCGCAAATCTTCTACTTCCCTTGTATCTTTGTATAATGCCTGTAAAAATTTATCTGTATCAGACTCATTCCAATAATCTTTCTCAGGTAAATGAGTTGGAATAGATTCTGGATGAACTTTTCTCTGCCTTCTACTAAAAGGTTCTCCAAGTTTCTCATCGTTTTCAATAATACCACCCCAGGATCGCACAAATTCATTTATAAATTCCAAATCATTGTGGCTAAATTGCAACTCCCATTTATTAGTAACAGGATTTTTCCCCATTAATCTGTAAGGCCAATTCTCACCTCTTCTTGTAACCCTATATACAGTAGGACGTTGAGCATTCTTTACTTGCGGTTTTGTTTCAGTTAGTTTTTCAAAACCCGATCTTGAAATAATATTTTCCCATCCTTTTACGTCCATCCCTACGCTAACTTTTATTTTACCAGAAATTCCTGGAATTTTTCTAATCTCGGATAAAACCGATGTTAAAAGCCCCTTTCCTCTCAATTCATCTGGAATATAAACATTAGAAAGTTCAATATCTCCATTAGTGTTTATTTTTAAGCTAAGTGTCTGATCTGGCATAGAAAAAGTTTTATTTTTATTCCAAAATTGAATAGTTATCCAATCTCCTTCTTTAACCGATCTAACATCATATTTTGTGGATAACTTTTCCGTAGCACTTTTAAACGATTGTTCAATTTTCTTATCTCTTGGGTCTACTCTATCATACCCAACTACATACTTACCTTTTCTTTGATAAGGCTTAACCTGTACTCGTTTGGATTTCTCTATCATTACATACTTTACTTCTCTTCCAAGTCTGTCCCAAATATTATGACTTATATCTACTACTTCATCCTCAAATTCCTTTTCCCTCTTTTCATCTTCTTTAGTTTTAAATTTACTACCTTCCCAATTAGGTCTAATCCTACGGGGTAGTCCTACCCATGCTCTGTAATCTCCCACCTGTATTTCATTAATAGTCTGGCCTTTTATCGGGGGAGCAGGCTTCTCAGTCTGGATTTCATTCTCGCTTTTGTTCTTTCCCAACTTAAAATAATTCTTAACTGTTATCATACTTACCACTTCCAAAATATTTCCTGTAATCCATAGTAAAATCTGATCTTCCTATAGCATTATTTAACCATTTAGCAACTCTTTCTCTATCAAAAGACGCATCCTTTTCCCAAAATGTCTTTTCAAAGTAAGATGGAATATACCCCATATCATTCATATTATTCTTATTTTTAAACCTAACTATAACCATCTGTTTCGTCCCTCTACCAACACCCACATATGCTGAATCATAATATACATCAGCAAGATGACCTTTAGGTCCAACAAACTGTGTACTAACTCCTAAACCTAATCCTCTAATCTTTCCAAGCTTAAACATTCCAAAATAAGGATGTTTTCCCTTACCATCCCAATCTTTCTCCGGCTCACCTACTCTCTCGTGCTCCTTAACACGTTCCATTTTACCCTTTCGAGTTCTTACATGGGCTTTCACTCTCGACTTTTCTAAAATTACGTAATTCATATTTTCCTATTTTATTAAATCAAATAAGCCTATTAAAGCTTTCTTCAGCGACTCCGAACCTCGAATAGCCACTATCAAATTCTCTATAGACTTATTAATAGCTTTCCTTTCTTCTCCCTGAGGATAAGGTTCTACTTCTCTCTCCGCACCTTTTACCTGAACTTTAGTCCCATACTTAACTTTAGTCCCTGCTACAAGATAAGTCGAATCTCTTCCACCTTCATCTAATTTATCTTCCACATAACTTTCAAATGCTCTCGCAAATAATTCGTGAGGTCTTTTCCAGTAAACACCCAGAGTTTCAGCAGCTCTATAATAGTTAGTACTCTTATCTCTTACCATCCTATTATATTCTCTTATCGAATCATTCAAAGCGACTCGAGCTTGCTCTTTCTTCTTAGCTATTTCACCTGTAGGATTTTTATAGTCTGAAGGCAACTCATAATAAGTCTTTCTTAGTACAGCCGTAGTTGATCTCATAGTTGCTAACTCCGCTTGTTTCTGTTGGGCATCCCCTGTACCTTTCTTAATAGTATTCATCACATTCTGAAAAGCATAAACTACATCTTTGTGTTTTGGGTCTGCAGCAACAACCCTACCGCCAGAAAGATACTCCGTCTTTCCCTTTTCGCCCGCGATCGCCTCAGCCAAGATATTATCAAGAGCGTGACCCCATTCGTGAGCAGCACACCCACCCCCTGAAAACTTAGTAAGGTTAATAACCTTCTTCATAGGTTCATAATGTGCCCGAGCCTTGCCTGCACCTCGAGCCCCTATTGCCAGGGCTAATTTTCCTTTCAAGGAAACATCCGTCTTTTCAAACCCTAAAATGTCTGCCAGGTCGGAAAGAGCTTCCCAGGCGTGTTGGATGTGATACCTAGCGTCGTCATCAGATATCCAGTTGCCATATTCCACTCCTCGTAAGTCAAATGATTTCAATATGTTATCTGCGGTAGTATCTGGAGGTGCATTATCTCCTCCATTCCTCTCTATTTCTGAACTAACTTTCCTTTCCCACTCGAACCTCTTCTGTTTTTCTCCTACTTCCTTCTTACCTGCCCAAGACCAGTCGTTAGCCTTATCCATCTTTCGAGCCAGAGCCCAATCTCTAGTCCAAAACACGCTGGTTTTCTTACCAAATCCATACCAACCATGTCCCCTTGCAGAATCAGTTACTATTGTACTAACTCTAACTCCCAATGATTTCAGATAGTTATTAGCTGTAGTATCTTCACTCGGTACATAAATCCTGAACTCTCCACCCCACATCCCTCCACCTGTGCCTTCTATTTTCTCTACAAAAGCATTAGTATATCCAAGCTTTTTTAGAGCTTTAGTTTGGTCATAAAAAGGATGAGCGGGATCCGTTCCAGTTATAGATAGCTGTTGTAACTCCTCTCCTTTAATTACCCTTTCAGGTTTTCTCATCTGCCGTAGCTGGTCAAATTCTGTAATAAAATTAAGAACATCCGCTACTGTTTTGCTGTTATTAAAACTACCCTGAACAAACTCCGAAGCATGAACGAATGCTTCTCGCATTTCTGGACTGTCCGGGGGTCTGCTATTTACTGCCAATAGAAACTGCTGTTTCATATAAGCTGCTCCAGGACTTACCCCCATCTGCTGTTCTGTTACAACGTTAAGAGGTGCAAACACAGATTGTTTCGTAACCTTCTCGTAAGCTACCTTAACCCCTTGTTCTTCAACAGCTTTTATATTCTCTGCCGATATTTCCGCCCAGATATCCTTTTTAGCCCCACCAATCTTGGCCCCGACATCGTGATGCTCCTTCCTGTGAGCCCATTTTAGCTTCTCTTCCGCCGTCATTCCAGGCTTAACTCTGTAAGGTTCGCCATATGGATAAACTTCTTTGTGCCTAAAGGGTTGCTGAAAGGGTTGATATTCCCCCATCTCAAACGGAGCCCTCATACCCATTCGCTGCCTGATCTCTGCCCTTGCTTCTCTAGCCTCCCTGCTTTCTCGAGTATACCCTATCACATACTTACCTTTGCGTTGATAAGGTCTAACCCTAACTTGTGCTTTCTCTAAAACTACATATTTTGATTTTTTCATTGAACATCCTCGAAGACATGGCCGTTTCTGCAACGAAATCTTCTCACCCATAAATGGTCTCGCTTAAATCTGCTACCCACCTGAACTGCTGACTTACCACACATCGGACACACATACCCGCTTTTATTTAAACTACCTTCTTTTATTTCCAATTTTTCCAATTCCTCTTGCGCCCTCTCGAGTGCTCCCAATGTCAACTTTCTTACCCTTAATGATCTGACTCGATTAGCCTTCCATCTTAGATGCTTAATATCGTTATTTAATTCTGTCACACGTCTACTTTTCCTTTTTTTCCTATCTGTTGCTCCAACAGTTCTTGATTTAATCAAATCGGTTACTACATATTTCGTTTCAGCTTTTTTCCAAGCGCAATCCAAAAAGTCATAAGTAGACCCATCAAATATCCTACACCCTTGCGGTCTTTGGTGATACATCTCGCACGTAAATCCTTTATCAGACTTACTGAGGTGAGGACATGGATAAGGGAGTTTAACATAAAGATTGTCTTTAGTTTCTCGTACGATTTCGCAACCTCTCGCATTTAACCAATCCTCCGTAATTGCTTTGTTCATTCCATCGGGTCTAGTAATTGGCAAAACCAGGCATTGGCAACACTTACCACACGTTTTGCAAAGGTTACTCTTCTCTAATTCACTTAACATCTTCTTCCTCTCCATGTTCTTCATACTTTATAGCGGATAGTATCTTGAAAATCTTTTCAAAAAACTATCAAAAGAATTTTTTTCAACAATAATAGTTTCTATGCCATTCTCATAACCATTAGGGCATAAATAAAAAACCCTATACTGCCCTGCACTCAGAAATCTAACAAATTTTTGGTAAATTCCTGTAGAGGTTTCAGTTAGTTCCCCTTTCTCGATTTCAATATCTGGAAGTCTTGTAATTGTGTATTCAATAGACAAGCCCGATACAGAATTTCCAGAACCATCAGTAACCAAAACTTCCAGATAATATGGTTCATTAACATATAATCTCAACTAGCATCATCGCCTCTGTGTCAAAATTTTATTTTACCAACAGAATATCCAAATAATCCGTATAGGCTATTCCTGCGGGATCACTGGATTTCATTTTTAGCAAAGCTTTATGTTTCCCACCAACCAAGTCAGATATATCAAATTCACCGGAAACTAATTCATAAGTTTCAGATGTACTTTCCATCGTAGCTCTTGCTCCAACTTCATCATCAATATAAATTTTAGCTGTAGCTGTATTCAGTTCATCGTTGGTTTTTAAAGTAGCAACAACCCTCATCTTTACGGGTTCTACTACTCCTACCTTTTTAGAAAAACTAAATTCTTTTAAACCAACTTCAACATCTCCTTCTACATTCAGCTCGGTTTCATCTCCTACAAAAGTAACAACTTTTACATCATCGTTTGCTTTCGCCAACGTAACAACACTATCTTTCAGCTTTCCAGTTGAAATAGCCAAATCAGCTAACTTAGCTTCAAGAACTGCTCCATCAGCTAACTTAGAATTATCAACAGCATCATTTGCAATTTTTGGAGTAGTAACTGCTCCATCTGCTAATTTTGCTTCTGTAACAGAACCATCAGCAACTTCCCCGACTTTTCTTATATTTAGCGCCATAATATCACCTCCTCTCTTCTCCGACATTCAGATTTTAATTCATCTCATTTTCCGTCATTTGAAGCTTCATTATTTCCATAAGTCTCCATCTATAATTAGATAATGCCTTTTCTATATGTTTGCGAACTTCTTTCTCTCCGTCCCCCTTTTTAAAACATCCAGCGCCAAGTTCGATAGATTCTTTATAAGCGTCATCCAACTTAATTCTTAATTTATGAATTTTAGCTTCTGTATTCTTAGTAGGAACTAAGTATTCTGTCATATCTTCTCGCTTATTACAAATTTAGTTTTTTGTCTGTCGTGCCATGCCTTGTGCTGGTTTTCCACTTCTTCCCTTGAAGAAATCAAGGTAGCATCCTGAACTCTAAAATTGATGTGCCTCTCCGTATCTACCGGATCGGCTTTCAAATTATCAGCATACCATTTATGAACATGCTCCCAATACTCATCTGGAATCCTGTATTTGAAATCCTCTTCTTTTGGTATTTCTTCTACCATTTTAGTCCCTCCAAACTTCTTTTAATACTTTTTGCCATCCCTTTAGGCCAGGGTAAATCCTTGTAAATATTCAATACTTTAACTTTACCTTTAAGTTGAGGATATTTAGATTCGACTTCTTCTATAGCTTGAAATTTTTCTTCTTCGCCAATACCTTCCTTATGAATCCATACTTCTGCAATTACGCTAAGAGGATCGTGAATATGTTTTGCCCTTACTTCCATTTCCTTAACATAATGAGCGGTATAAATATCATCATGCTCAGAAGATTTTCCCTTAAACGTTCCAGGCTCTTGTTCCTGTAAAGCATAATTATAATATTGAATAGGTTTTACCCAATCGGAATGCTCTACCAACTTCTTCTTATCTAAAACAAATATATGACTCCCAAATCCTAAAGATGACCAGGGAGATATCGAGCAACATGTTGTTCCCAGTGCGTGACTACTACCAGTTAAAACATGCTCATTCAAAACTTGCTTCATACTTTTATGAAAAGCTTCATTACCCACCGCTCTAAATATATAAGGTGTTTCTTCAAAAGCATTTTTCAAACTCTCATTGAACTTCTTTAATTTAGGTGCCACAACTTTAGCCTCGTAACCACCTGAGTTTTCAATACTTTTAGCTTGAGCCCACACATTATTTATTCTATGAAAAATATCTGGAGTTATGGCTACGCTCGGTGGAGGAGATTTCTCTTTAGGTGTAGGAGCAACAGTCTTATCTATATCAGAAGTAATATTCAGGTCAAATTCTTGAATTTTATTGCTCCAATTATCCCACTCTTCGATATGTAATTTATTATTTGAATATATACTTGCTACCTTATAATGATGTTTTACATTTGCATGATGATACTTTATCCAGTCCCCAGTTTTTATCATCTTTCCGTTGGGTAGTTTATAATCGGCCTGAGCCCAAGGAGCTTTTAATTGTGACTCGTGAGGTATTTGTGGAGCTTTGTGTTCAAATCCGCTAATTTTATTTTTAGTATATTCGTAACCGTGTTTGGTTAAATTCTCTTTTAACTTATCCAAAGCTTCTTTTTCAGTAGAATAAGAACCAGATGAACTAGGCAATCCTGTTGTCTTTTCAGCTATGCCATATTCCCCTTTTGAATTTTTAAATTGAAAAAATTCTAAATCCTCAAAACCAGGAATAGGAGCTAATAATTTTCCCTTCACTGCTGAATGATGAGTTCCAACCGTAGTAAAGCCTTCTTTCATAGCGGTTGTCGCTCCCTCATAGAGGGCAAATACAGTCTGTTCTTCTGCTGGAACAGCGAGAGCATATTTGTCAATCAAAACTTGCCTTCTTCCATTTAATCCAACAAGTGCCTTTAACCTCATCTCTCCAGTAAGTCCAGAATCATCCACTAATCTTTCAATATCTGCTAATTTCAAAGTACTTACTAAATACTGTGCTTGACTTTTTATATCTGCTTCGGTAACCCCCTTAAATATCTTACCAGCTCCATGCTGGGGATTACGCATACTATCTAATTCTGGTATTGCATTAGGATTGAACTCTTTAGGGGAACCTTGGGCACGAAACATCATTGTGCCACCATTATCCTGACGAATTAATTGACCCGTAACTGGGTTTTTAACAATATTATCGAACGTCAAACCTGCTACATCCCAATTCATAAGATACGCATCTGCTACAAATCCATTAATCACATCTTTTGAATGCTCTTGCACATCAGTAGGAACAGCCGCTGCTCCGTCTATCCATTCGGAAGCTATACTTAACTTACCAAAATCTTTCATCATTACTAATTCTGTCGTAGCTGTAGCAATTCCTAAATGCTGGTAAATCTTGTTTGATAATTGCTCCACTCTTGCTTGTTGCGAACCAGAATCCACTCCCTGCTTATCAGGATACGCCTTTACATAATACTTCTTACCAGTCTGTTTGTCTGTATAAACACCACCTGGATTACTTCCTAATTTTCCTTGCCCTGTTGGAACAAGATTCTCCTGAAGAATAGTCTGGGATACTTTCTCTGAAGGTTTAGAAAGTTTAGGAGGTTTAACTTTTACTTTTTCAGGCAACTCCTCTATAATTTTTACCGGTTCTAACAATTTCTCTTCTAATGATTCATATGGTTTTACTTTTACTTCTTCTGAAACTTCCTCTGTAATATATGGAATTGGTTTCTTTCCTTTAGTATATTTAGCCTTCTCTTTAGAATACTTATACTTATTCTTTGCCCATTCATCAACTATTTTACCTAGATCATCAATTCCGGCTTGATCCTCAACATTTTTTCCTATACCTGTAATAAAAATTAACCTTGATATAGCGTTAACCTTATTGATCTTATAATAGAAAAATTGCTTTTTAACCTGCTCAATCTCTTTATGCTGTGCATCCGTAAGTTTAGCCCATTGTTCAATACTACTATTAGAAATACCAAGAACAGCTTCAGCAGAAAGTTTAAGCTCCCCAAGAAGTTCTTGAGGAGGAGGGGGTATTGATGCAGAAATAGGGATCTCTGCTTTCCATTCTGTTAATATCTTGTCTATCTGACTATTATCAAAACCTTTGTCCTCAAGTAATTTTATTACCTCAGCCTCTTGAATAAATTCTTTATTCTCGAGACCCATTTCCCAATCTTTTTTTAAGGCATCTAAAAAATCCTTATCGGTAACCGGTTTTAGCTCCGCCTTCAAGTGTTCTTCAGCTTCCAAAAACCCCAAGTGGAGATTGTGCATAGCTGATTTTGCTTTAAGTTCTGCGCTCCACTGGTCAGCGTAAGTTGTCGCCTCTTTAGAGCCCATATTAAATTGTGTTTTCAATTCTTGAACCGCTCCTAGGTAAGAAAAATCCCCATGTATAAAGGCGTCTTTAATGTTCTCGAGAAGAGTTTTCTGTTTCTGAATCCATTCAGCTTGGTCACTAACAGAAATAGGTTGCCCTATTACATATCGGGTATGCCCTTTCACATGCTCAAGTTTACCTTTTTTAGTCCGAACAAAAGGTTTAACAGTAACATCAGATTTAGATAGGTCGTTGATAAAATGATAAGTCGTCATTAGCTATCCTTCGCTATCCAACATAAGTAGTCATCTCGTACTTGCCTGAAGGCATCTTGTACCAACCCATTGCCAACATTGTATTTTTGAAAGGAGTATATATAGTATAAGGATTTTCTTTACTTCCTAGAATTTCTGCACTTCCTACAGGAGCTATTTGAAAGAAAGTCTGAGCGCTTGCTCCTAGAAAAAATCCAGACCATTCAGTACCATCTTCTTGAAGAACTACAACTCCTCGCTTTCTTAAAATATCAAAAATCTGTTCGCTTGGGAACTCTACATGATAGGCAGACGATATATCATGCAACTCGCTATTTATATCCTTTTTAAACTTAGCATCCAAAACCTTCGGAGGCTTCTCTGTATTGTTATTCGCTTTTACTGCTTCCTTTATCTTCCACTCCTTAGTCTTTTTCATCCCCTTAGTTTCTAATTCAATATGTCGCAAAGGTTTATCTGCTACAAAAGGTTCTCCCAACTTCTCTTGTTCTTGTCTCCATTTCCAATTCTTTAATTTTTGTTTATCTTTAGGAGGGCCTTTTTTCTCCATAGCCAGAAAATGCTCAAAGTCTAACGGTGAAGTATGCTTTACTTTTTTAGGAAATAAAGTGCTATAAGGTTCTCCTACTGGTTCTATTGATTCCAATGCAAGTCTAAGCTTCCATTGCTCGAGAGATAATTCTTTTTCATCGCCTTTCAAAGAAGCAAGATATTTTTTATATTCGTCCTGGCTATGCTCTTTAACAGAATAAGGTTCTCCAAACATTCTCCAATTATCTATTTCTGTAACTAAATCAGTAAGTTCCTTACTTGTCACTTGCTGCTTATTCTGCATTTTATCTTTAATTACACCAAGTCTCTCTCCCAACTCGTTCTTCCACTTATCCGCTACTTTCTTTTTCTCGCTCCCAAATGAAAAAGGCTCTCCTACCTGTTCTTTTCTTTGCCTAATATTCTCGAGGAGATTCTTCTGTCTACGTTCGATTTCAGCAGCAACATCACTATGAAAGTCTTTAGTATCTGGATCTATAGAAGAACCACTAAGCAAATTTTGTAACGTAATATCTGGAAGATGGGTAAGGTGCTCTCTTGTCTTTTCTCTTCGTCTCTGTTGTAATTTTTGTTCCCTACTAAAAGGCTTTACTCTCTCCAACCTACCTTTGCGAGTTCTTGTAAATCCCTTAACTTGAACTGATTTGATTACGTGCTTCATTTCTTTTTCCTCTTTTTTCCCTTTTCTTTCCCTTTTCTTTTCTTAACTTATCAAACTCGTAAAGAATCCTTCCTCCGAAGTCTATAGCATTATCAAAATCACAAAAATAACTATCCACCTTTTTTTCAAGCATTCCGGCCAATATCATTAATTTATCCTTCTCATTTAACTCATCTAATCCTTCAATAAACTCGTCATATTCCTTTCTAGTATCTCCCATAAGAGCAATACAAAAAGCACAAAACATTTCAGCTGGATATTTATTCCCTTTACTAATGATCTGTTGCCTGATTCTTCTAGCTTCGATCAAAACTCTATCTTCCCCATTCATTTCATTCCTTATCCCCCTCATTTTTGAAAATCAATCTTTCTAGTTCCCGAAACTTTCTTTCTTGCTCTTCCTCTTCTTCGTTGTCTAATATCCAATATCTCTGCCCGCAGGCCCCGCAAAAGAAACTACCCTTCACAGGTTGAAAAATCATCTGCTTACCGCAACTGCAAACTACATTATTTACTCCTACCATAACCTTTCTCGTAGATATATTTTACTGGTTTTTCATACAAGTCATGCTAAACGGATACTAGGAAATCATTTATATAAAAACAATTAGCTCATTACCAAATCGTATTCCAATGTCAATATAATATGTTTAGCCATCTATAATCTATCTCAAGCTGTATAGCTTGTAGCCATCCGTAGGCAGGTTCACCATACCAAGGATCCCAGTCTTTGCTTATTTCTTGCCAAGTACATCCCTGTCTTGCCTGAAAGATACCTATCAATCCTCCTGTTCTATCCTTACCACCTTCACAATGAACCCAAATAGAACTTTTGAGCGTGGATAGTAAGGTAACAGCTTGATCTACTTCATCATAGTTAGTTGGTCCTGTTGGTCCTCCAGCTCCCCATGTAAACGAATAGTATCCTATCCCTTTCTTCCGTGCCCACTCTCTTTCATCGGGGTCCTGTTCATCCTTTACTGGAGAATCTGCTAAATTAATAATGTTACGGAATTTTGTAAGCTTATAAATGATCCACCTTCTTATTCTACCAGGCTGGCCTGAACGAACTATTTCTACTGAGCCAACCTTAACCGTGCCCATATTCTTAAACAAGTAGTTCTCAATTATTGCAATTAGTTTCATTCACCAACCTTTTTCCATTCATCATACCATCTAACAAACAATACACCAAACCCAAAGAATCCTCCTAATACTAAGATAACTCCTAAGATACCTAAAACTGTATTCATTCTTTACCCCCTTTCCCTGTAATGCAAGATTCACCGCAATCGCCTTCTCATGATATTCAGCTCTGATGGAGTTGGTAGCGAAGTTGGTAATTGTCTCTTTTTAGCTGGCTTTTTCATTAAATTTTCCTATAATTTCCTACGGCAAAAGGTCTTTCACCATAAAGATAAGACTCATCTTTCTTGCTTTTTCTTTTCAAAAAATATCGCCTGCCTCCTTGCTCAATTACCTTCCACGGAGCTCTCTTTTTTCTAGCTTTGATATCTTTAGCTCCCGAGGTTCTAGCTTTGGAAATGTTATCTGTATTTTCTTCTCTACGTCTTTCTGCCAAATCTCGCATTCTCTCCTGCTTCGGAGTTGTTTCTCCTGATTCATCACTTTCTTTCTTCTTTGAGGCTTTTTCCTCCTCGCCCATTCCCCCGCTACGAGCCATGCGGAATATAGGCTTAACACCTTTCTTTAGATCAAACAACTCATCAATTGAATAAACTTTCATTCGGGCCTCCTATTTTTTTGGAACCATTTTTTCAGCCATTTTTTCAGCCAGTTTGTAGGCATAATCTCTTCCTTCATTGCCCGAACTGGATAGAATTCTGCGAATACTTGGACTATCTCTGTATAATCCCTTCAATTTAGCACTAAATTGAGAACTAAACTTTTTATGTTCTTCTGGATTTAGACCATGTCGCTGTAAAACCGTCTCTGCAATTAACCAGGGCATAAGTGCTGTGTCTTTACTGAAACCACCGCCTTTTGGGCCTGGTAGCGTTTTACGCCTATGAGCTGTTACCATTTTGCCTTGACGTTGCTGTATCCACTGTTGCTTGTGCTCTGGTTTAGCTTTCTCTAAACTAACTACATACTTCTCTCCACTCGTAACTGACTTATTGAAACTCAAATATAATCCTGTTTCTCTTTCAAACAGTTCTTTCAAATCTTCCCAATAAATATCCTTGTGCTCACTCAACTTCTTATAAATATCATTGATATCAAAATCCCCTGACATCAATTTAGCCATTCCTGCTTTTCTCCCAAACTCTACTGTATAAGTATCGTCTGGTTCGAGAGTAACTTTGCAATAGTTTGGCCCTTTTCTATTCGGAAACTCGAAACTCACACCACTTGGAAGCGCTATAAAGTTCTTAGCTCCTGTCATAGTCTTAATCTTTCCGGCCCCACCACCAAGTTGAAGAAGAATAGTATTAGCTACCTGCATCCTTTCTTCGTGAGAAGTATTCTCTAATGTCTTGAAAGGTTCCCCCAAATTCTCTTTTACATATTGACTAATATCGTCCCAAACACTAATAGGAATATTATCTCGAGCCGCTGTGTCCATATCCAAAGCTCTATTATAAGCTCCTTCGTAATCTTCTCTTTTCCAAAGATCATAAATCTTTTGCAAATTTTTAGCGTCATTTACCAACATATCTCGCATCTCTTTAGCATCTTCTTTACCATATTCCTTTTCTGCATTGCGAGCTTCGTCCTTCACCAATGCAATAGCCCGATCAAACTCTCTTACCATTTTATCATATCGAGGATCACGAGCTTGTCTGCTAAAACCCTTAACTCTCTCCATTTTTCCTTTACGAGTTCTAACAAATGGCTTGACTTGCTGAGTTGCCTTTTCCATAACCCCTATAGGAACTTCTTTACCAAAATCCTTTTGCTCGTACAAATCGCTTATTGTAACTAACCTACCTTTGCTTGACATATCTCCCTTCCTTAATTCAAGAGCTTCATCCAAAGACAGCAAACTCTTCTTTACTTTAGAGCTGGTAGCTGTTAAAGTTTTTGGAAACTCTTGTTGCCAATATTCGTTTACGCTACTATATCCCTTCTCTTTAGCATCCCTTAATTCTGATTCGCTAAATTCAACTAAGTCTTTGTAATCTTTAAATTCCCAATCGCTGCTAATTTCAAGTTTATTAAGAGCATCTCTCATTTGTTTAACTGCATTATCATCAATAATAGTATTGCTCATATCCACTAATCTAGTAATTCTAGTTTTGATTTCGTCTAATTCAAGTATTTCGTCCCTACTTCTTCTTTTAGTTTCGGATGTTCCTCCTCTGGCATCTTCTTCAGCTTCTTCATATTCATCATCTGGTACTTCAGCAGAAGCTAGTCCGCTTGTACTAATTGGTTCTCCTAATTTCTTTATACCTAACTGAGCCATCGACCTGTCCGTAATATCTAAAACTGCCTGATTTGTTTCTTTGGAATATCCTGGTTTAACTTTCTCTTTCATAAACCCAAAGAAATCAGGTTCTTCCAACCCTCCTATATTCTTTACCTTTTCTCTTAACTCATCGGAAAAATCCTCAACATCGAAGTCGTCAAAATCCTCTTCGCTGTTCCCTTTTCTCCAATTCTTCCACCACATTTCCGACCAGTTCTGTAGTTCTTTTTCCTTCTCTTCCATATTTTCAGGAAAATAATGTTCTGTTATCAAGCCAACAATTTCTTCTAAAACACCGCTATCATCCATAAGTTCTCCACTCTGACCGTCTTCGTCCGGCTTTGTATATGCTGGTGTTATAGGAAATCTATCTTTATAAGATGGATCACCAACTATATCTTTAATCGAATATTCTGCTATCTCCCTACCAGATATTCCAGAAAAGGGTTCCCCAAGAGTTTTATCCTGTTGATCTACAACATTGGGTTTCTTAAAAAGTTTATTTGCTTCCGCAAACCTAGACCTTCTCGACATTGGAAATACACTTGGAGGACCGCTCACATCTGTAAACGTCGGTCTCTTTGCTCTTTCCCAAGCATCGGCTTTCTGGTTAGCAATAAAACTTGGCTTAAATGGTTCTCCAATTTTCTGTTTAATAACATAAGCAATATCCCTAGTATGAGGCTTAACTCTTTCCAACTTACCCTTACGAGTCCTCGTAAAACCTTTGACCTGAGCTTTCTCTAGAGGAGCAGTTCTTCCAAAAACTTCTATTCTAAAATCTCCACCATATCCGTCAAATTGTGGTTTAGTATCGTACTTGTCTTTATAATAAGTTTTTTTAGGAACTTCGATTTCATTTACATCCATACCCATTTTCTTAGCCATCCTCTTTATTTCGTTAGCAATAACTATAGGTTTAACTTCGTATTCCCAAGGAACTTTCTTAAAATTTCTTTTTGAACTTGAACCCATCTTTGAGATTTTGGGATGAATAAAAATAGTTCCTTCTTCAGCGGTTGATGGAGTATAGTCATCTAACGCAGAACTTTCTACTCCCTTAATATCTTTTAATGCAGAAGCAAAATTCTGCATTGACTTAACTCTTGATTCTCTTTCCTCGCCTTTTAGTTTTTGGGTTGTCTCTTTCTCTTCCGCAGTTTCTTCTCTCCAAGGCATGGATAATTGTGTAGAATAAGGTTCTCCAAATTTACCAGAGTGAGTTCTCTCCCATTTAAGATGCTCTTTTGTGGGGTCAAATTTTTTTCTTTTCATAAATTCTTTTCTTGCCTCTTTCTTACTTATCCCATAATCCTTTGCTACCTGATGTACAGTAGCTTCGTGAGTAGCAGATGGATATTTACCCTGTCTGGTAAATGCTTTGACCTGTTCTATTTTACCTTTTCTTGTTCGAGAAAACGGTTTGACCCTCTGTTCGCTCTTTACTATGTATTTCATTTTTTTCTCCTTAAAAAGTGTCGGAAGTTTTATTCTGGTTTCCGTCCCAGCTCTAAATTTAATGCTATGAATTTATCAATGACGGATGCACCAGCATCTATACGTCTTTTTAGACGATACAAGCCTGGCGTTTCGGTCACAACAGCTCGAGGCACTCCAAGGTGGAACATCCAATCCTCGAATGAGCCGTCACAATGTCTGAAAACTACACCATCTTTAACAATCGGACCGGTTGCCGAACCGTCCGATGCGTCAATCTCTACATGAACTCCATCGAGAGCTTTGCGAAAATGCTTGCCAAGCTCCTCCCTAATCCCAGTAGTAAATGCTCCAGGCTTTTTACTTTTCTCAAAAGTATAAAGATAAAAAGCATTTTCTCTGATATCTTCGTGCAAGGATAGAAACCCATCCTCGGCTAATGGTTTTAGTAAATCAATATTAGTAATTAGTATTTTACCCTCTCTGGAAGCAACTTCACCTCTTTCTGGGTGACAAAATCCGCAATTAGTTTTCTCACCAGGGATGGCGTATCTCATATTCTTCGCAAAACCTATTGGATTAACTATCGGAATAAAAGACAAATCCACTTTTCGCAAAGTTTGTTGGTCGCAATTCTTCATCCACTTCAAGATTGCATACGGTCCTGCTTTCTCCTCTCCGTGAAATCCTGCTACTACTAACATCTTAGGGTCTGAATGTTCTGCATTAGAACGGCTTCTCACCAACCATATCTGACGTCCGTCCACTTCTCCCAAAGCACAAAGGAAAAAGCGTTTCTGTGCCGATATGCTAAAAATGTCTTGCATAAATTTACGAATAGCTGCCATAGAAAATCCGCAAAAGGTTGGAAACTTCCCTTATTAGAAATTGTATAAAGAAGTTAGGACTAAATCTTAAAATTACGAAAAGGACGCCTTTTGCAGTTTAGAAGAATTGTAGGCAAGTTGCTGAAATTTCAAATAGAATCATCTATACCAGTCACCATAAAAACTTGAAACGAATCTCCAAAGGCTCCCTTGTACCACCTCTCCTCCACTATATCCATAGCATCCCTAACATTTCCGGCCTTAACAAGCAATACTCTATCAGCGCTTAGCACAAAAACAAATGTTTTCATAGCATCCTCATTCTATATCATGGAGTTGGATTTTACGACCTTTGAATTTTTCTATCTTTCCTATAATATTTTGATTAGGTCCTTCCAAAAATTCAGCAACCTCATTTACTATCTTCTGAAACTCCTTTAACCCATCAGCATTAACTCTTAGTTCATATTCGATTGAACCATCCCTATACTTCCACCGCAACCATTGAATATGACCATTAAAAAATCTAGCCTCCACATCTCTAAAATGAGCAAGACCGTCTTTAAATTGAACAATTTGGATAACTTCAGTATGCACATTCATAAATTCACCCCATATTTATTTTTCTTTCTGTTCGTCGCATAGCCTTATCATTCGGAATTTTGCCGTTCGCTGAACCTTTTCTTTCAAACACTTGATCCCTAAATCGCTACCAAATTTTCTAACTATGGAATTATCTACTTTTTCTTCAAGTGTAGATATTTCATGCCATTCTCCGTCTGGCCCTAAATATTCTAATTTCACAAGTTTGCCATAAGCCATTCGATATACCTTCCTATGTCCTAATTTCACAAGTTTGCCATAAGCCATTCAATATTCCATCCTATATCTAAATTTCATTAAGGGAATAAAGTGTTTCCTCCTTGGGCAACTTTTTCAAAATAACGCTTCCTCCGCCCTTTATAGGTAAGTCCTTATCCCAGGGTATCTTTCCTGTAAGAAATTCCAAAGAAATTACTTCTATTGTATCGGGCGGAACGAAAAGCTCATAATGATTGAATTCTTCATCTGAACAAACCAGCGTATATCCCTTGCGAGGATTACCGCCACAATTTAAACATTCGTAAGTTAATTTCTTCATATCTTCCTCCTTTATTTTAAATTTACTAAATTTAGCAGGTTTGAGCAACTTCAATAAGTCCTCCAGTTTACTTTAAACTAAACTTCATTACTTATACTACCTTTTTCCCAACTTTTTTAAACCTCTTTCCTATCTTCAGTTAAAGCCGGTTCAGGTTCCTTTCTAATTTCAATAGACTCCCAAAACTGAAAAAATTTATCAGTATCCCCATATTCACCTACTATCTGCAGCAGTGCTGAAGATATTGTTAAATAATGTGAATTTGATATTTCCACTTCTTTTTCAGTCAAAGGCACATCAGAAAGTTCAATACCTTTTAAATAGTTTTGTAAATCGTAATCTTTAAACTTAATTTTTATTTTCATTACTTAGTGCCTCCTTTATGGTGGATAAACCGCCCTACTCCACCATTCATGACCACATTTTTCGCATCTAACTTTATAATGATCAATATAAATTCCCTTGCGAAACTCTCCGGTAGGTTCTGCTTTTCTTTTCTTACATCTCCGGCACAACAATTCAATTTTCATTTCAGCACAAATGCGAAGCGGCCAGGATTTGAACCTGCTTGGACGATTTCGGACAAACTTACCACCTCATAACTACAACTTCTACACTTCCCTCTCCATTGTCTAATTCGTAAGAACGCTCTTCAACAATGCCAAGACCATCATTATACTCTTCTTCATGTAAAATGGCTTTGGTTTCCTCAATATTATCCAAAGGTAAATAGCCAAACCCATCCTCCCCAGGCATCACAACTTCCAAGTTCTTATCCAAGCTTGACAATGCTTCTTCCAGCTCCCAAACTTTCATAACGCCCCCCTATACTAACTCCTGCATCTTCATAAAAGCCTTGAAAAACGATTGAATAAGTTTAGGCTTCCCTCCCTCCCAAAAAGAATGAGAGAAAATTTCTATCACTTCGCTTGCCCTTAATCGCTCCCTTTCATTTTTTGGATTCTGATTCAGTAACACAGTTTGCATAAACCCTAATACCATTCTTCGCAAATCTTCTACCTCATCTTCGTTAGCCTTCAATTTCTCCGATATGTAAAGCCAATTCTTTCCTTTGGTTAAGAGAAATTTACAAATTTCCATCATATCTTCTTTCGATCCTGAAGAATCGTCTAATGCCTTATTAGCTTCATCTTCATTTTCAGCATTACAAATTTTCTCAAGAAGTAATAATGCTTCCCTTGGACACCCGTCGGCAATGGTGTGAACTCTTTCTATTATCTTATCTGAAGCCAACACTATCCCCTTTTTCTCAATCACATCAAGAATAAAATTCATCATTTCGTGGTCTTTAAGACGGTGAACCTGAAACCTTTCGCATCTTCCCTTTACAGTAGCCAAAAGTTTCTCTGGATTAGTCGTGGCAAGAATGATGTAAACATATGGCGGGGTATCTTCTAAAATTTTCAACAATGCTTCTGCTGCTACTCCTGTTATTTGGTGGGCCTCGTCAAAAAGAAAAACTTTAACTTTCCCCATTGTGGGAACATAATGCGAGAACTCAATAACTTCACGAATTGAGTCTATTCCTCTTGTATTTGCAGTATTCATTTCGTACAATTCGGAACTGTGACAACCTAATTCCTTTGCAATTAAACGAGCAATAGTTGTCTTACCACAACCTGTCGGACCATAAAGAAGATAGGAATGAGGTTTAGTAGGTCTTGATAGCATTTCTTTAAGAACTTTCACTGTGGCAACATTACCCCTAACTTCGTCAAAAGTCTTAGGTCTTAACTCGAGGTGAAATCCGTTTTCTTTTTCCATAATTATTTGTTACCCTCCTTCCTCAACATATCATTTCTCATTCTTTCAAATCCAATTTCGCAGCAAAGCCCTATACATTCATCACAAATACAAATATTGTGTGGCCCAGCAACCATGTAGACGGCTTCGTCTTGAGACTTATCGCAGAAAGAACAATGATATTTATTTTCCTTCTTCTTCTCGTTCATCCTCAAACTCCTTATTTTATTTTCTTCGATACACATTTTCTTTTTCTATCTGCACAAGTAGTTTCTTTTTCTTCAGTTCGGCCAGAGCTTGGGCTTGCTCTTCCCCGCAATCCAAGCAAATATCGTAACCCAATACCTTCCGCTTATCTGAAAACTCTTCTCCGCATCTATTACAAGTCGCCATCTTAAATTCCTGATTGTGGGATACCCACTAATAGAATCTGGTTTCACTTTACTATCATCATATACTTTGCTACTATTATTGGTCGTCCATGCTGTTCCCCCGTAGCTACAACCTTTCTAAACTTAACTTTTTTTACCACTGGACACCTTCTTCCAGCATCTTCCCAATGGTTCGGCCATTTCATGCCATCAGTACACGTTTTCCAATAATAAGCGTCCCTCCGACGAGAAAAGATATGAAAACCTGATTCATACCTCAAGCGCTCATAGTTCGACATACAATTAGGTTCTTCCTTCTTCGTTTGCCCCAAGAGGACACTGGAACGAGTATTACTTCTCTTGTTCCATACTCCTGTTTTATAAGAAATATTATAAAACTGTGACCAATAATTCCAAAAATGGCGAGAGGAATAGTTACGATAAAACACTTTCCATCCAAACTTTTGTCTAATTGGTATAGGTTTTACAGTGTCTAAACACATATCAAGTCACCTTCACACCAACAGAAAAACCCATTGCGGAAGTTTTGTAAATAAATATCAATTTGCCATAATCGTAAATCCAATAAGCCCCACATGAATGATAGATGTCGCAAAAAAGAAATTTTTTTTTAAGATCATCGACACTCAAAACTTTTTCCATAAAATCAATCTTTAGAAACTACTCCTCCTATTGTTTTACACTCAGTAACAAAGTTGTATCTAGTAGCTGCAGACGCTCCTTTTCTTAGTTTTAAGATAAACCAAGAGTACCCGCATTTGACGCATCTCCAAACACCCTGACCAAATTTTTGTTCGGTTTTTAATTCTCCTCCGCAACCTGGACATTCCATGTGTCACCTCGTAATCTCCATATACAATTATTTTTAAGTTGATTCAAAAGTTTTCTCCTCAAAATCAAATGATTTGTTCTACACGAATTATGATCCATTGGCTTAGTAATACCTGGATAGCACTCATCAATAAGGGCATAGTTTTTAGTTCTATCGTGCTCGGCACCAACATCATATTTTTTGCCTTTGAAATCTGTTGCCACTATCAATCCTGTATCTTGTAATACATCAAGTGAGTTTGACCAAAAAACTGTTTTGAATTGCGCTTTTGCATCTGCAGCTACTGAAAATGTTTGATCAAACGGATTTTCAGACCATTTGAAAAAGCCAAAAAATCCAGTCCATTTATAAGTTCTTATTAATGGTTTTTCCCGATCATACGAGCTTTTTATCTTGTAATTGAGACTCGTTGTAAAATACGGAATGTTCCACGCTTTAGCAGTTCCTATCAGAACCTGTAGCTTTTTGGTATATATCTCAGCGTTCAATACACTAGTACGATACGCCCATCTTGTCGGTATAGCATCAGGCAAGATATACCTGGTCATAATTATATCGTCATCTAATAGAACACCCGCATCCTCATCCCCCATATAACAACGCTTTAATAAATTCATTCCGTGCCAGCGTAGAGCCCCAAACGGAGGCTTTCCATCTGATGAGACAAAATCATGTCCCAAAATTTCTATTTCGTAACATTCCAACAAATCTTTAAAATCCTGTAATTGCGACCTATGGCAAAATATCTTAATCTTATTCGATTCAACTCCAAGTCGATTAACAAGTATTCTTACTGTTTTAGCACACTTTTTTGGATATTTTGAAGCAATTAAATAGTAAATTTGGTATGCCATTTTTCTCACCTCGTATAGCCATTATAGCATATCCAAAATTATTTGTCAAGTCTTATTTTTGTGCAAGTCCACAAGAGACTTAAGCAATTTTATTATCTCCTCCAACTGTCGATTCATTTCCAACAGTATGTTAAAATCTTCCTGGTCCATCGCCATTTTTTATACCATCCCCAAATCAAATGCTTCTATACCATCTGGACATTTTCTCCTATTAATCCACGCTATTTTACATCCTTTCCCTTAAGCTCCAAACTATTCCTATGAGAAGCATAAACAAACAGATTCCTCCCCATACCCAACTAATCCAATGGACCTCTCCAACAAGAAGGAAAAGAAAACACGTGACTGTTACTCCACCAATTCCAACATATATCATACTCCTGCATATTTCTGACTTAGTCATTTTATCTCCAAATTAATCCATCTTAATTGTTTCCATTTCTCGCCCAGTAAATTTGACCTAAGATATCTTTAAACAACTTATACTCCGTTGTTTCAAAAAACAATGTTAAACCCCCAGCTTTTATATCTTCTTTAGTTGCAAACCTGTACATTTTTTCAACTAACTGTTCAGAGCTTATCATCTAACTCCTCTTCTATTATAAATCTAACATATTCAAGGTGATAGCTAAACCAACCCTTTTCCCACATTCTATCCCATGTTTGCTGTTTGTACTCTTGACACCAAGACTTGAAGTCCTTCTGGTACTTTTTCGGCACCTGTTTCCATAGAGCAGGAAACGGTGTATCATCCTCGTTAATCATTCTTGACAAGGCTTTTAAAAAATATTTACCATTCATACTATCCCAACCCTTTCGCAATATCATAACATAATAAAATCTATTTGTCAACCTGTTTTTGATTCAAAATCGACCTTCTTTAATTGCTATTAAGATAATAATCTTTTCAATTATATTAGATATTTCTGAGAGCATAAGCAATCTAAATTTGTCCAAATTCCCTCGTTCCTAAGTTTTGATCCCTTGCGTTGTCCACTTGTGGTACACAAAGGTCTAAACGGTAACCATACAGCACTATCGTTTTCGCAAACAATAATTTGACCTTTTCGACTTTTGCACCAACTGGCTAATACTTCATAATCCAAATCCTTCCCATATGGATACAATTTCTGGCCGATATAGGGAGGGTCAATAAACCATGTAGCCTCTATATCGGGGGCTATGGAATAGTCGCCGAGCAGAATTTCCCATGTACGAATTTTAGCAACGTCATCGGCTACTTTATTCCAATTCAAATTTTGATTACCTTTGAAACCACCAACAAAATTTTTAGGAGTTGGACTACCTTGATTCAACATAAAACCTAGAAAATCTCTGGCCTCCTGAGGTTTGATATCAGGTATAGGAGCCTTTGCATCAGGATGTGGAAGATTTCTAATAAAGTCTAGATCTGAATTTTGCAACCATTTCAGCATAGAAACAATCACAGGATTTTTTTCAATTAAAATAACATGCCTACCAACACTATGTCTTAAAGCATAATTTGCTGCGCCAGAAAACGGCTCAATAATTATATTATAAATAGGGGCAGGATACTTTTTCCATATTTTTGATTTTGAACCATAATAACTGAATATCATACAATGGTACTCTTCAGCATCTTAATCTCTTCTTCTAGATCTTTAATCTTAGTTTCAGCTTCAGATAATGGATGTTTTGGACACTGTCTAATATGATCATATAGCACTTTACGTTTAACAGCATTCGTTCCAGGTGGATATCTATGGCCGCAATATACACAATTTATATACATACCACTTTGTAAATCATCAACCCATTTTTCAAGTCTAACTACTTCATTTTCAAGTTCTATTACTCTATCTGTAAGCTCTAAGTGCTCTTTCTGAACTACTGACATTTGCTTTCTCCTTTCAAGTACCCAGTACCTTCAAAACTCTTATTTTCGCAAAAATGCTACAGCTACATTTCACACAAAGATAAAATCCGCTAGGTGTTAATCTTGATCTATGCGGTCTTGTTCTACCGCCACATCTGATACATTTATATTTTGATAGTTCTGATCTATCACTACCACAATCAGTTGTACACATCTTTCCCTCCATTTCCCTCTGCCCAATATCGTATCATGGTTGGAAAACTCTTGTGTGGTGTCGCCATCGGAAATAATCGTTCAATAATTTTTACTTTCTTCCCCGCCATAAATGCCATACCAATATCAAAAAGACAACCCTCACTTTTTCCATCCCAAGCGATGTGAATTTCGTCGGCCCATAAAATACCTTTTTTATTATCGGTGCAAATTCTAAAACCAACCGAATCATTCTGATCTGTGTCCCGTGATGGCCAGTAAACCCTATTTCCGGTAGCTTCAAGACTTTTCACATATTCTTCAAGGATTTCTTTCCAATGTACATCAATATTTCTAACTGGACAGATTAAAAAAATTTTCATTCTACCTCTATTTTTGATTTTGAACCGTAGTAGCTAAAGATCATTATTTAAACCTTAAAAATACCATACCTTACCATACCGAACCTAACCGAACCAAACCTTACCAAACCAAACCTCACCCTACCGAACTTAAAATTTACCACTCATACCCATCTGAATATAATTTTAAATCGCTCTTTTCGTTTATAAGAACAAATCCATTCTTCCACTTAGAATGACTGCTTTTTACAGTACTCCCATTATAGGTCATTGAATCTTGAGAAAACATCCCTCCGCAATCCGCTCCAATATATTTCCCACTTTGATCGTTTCCCGAACCGAAATGATGACCGTGAGCACAAATCACATTTTTGTGTTCGATTGCTATTATATCTAAAGGAGTTTTGATTGTCTGCTTTGAATAATTGGATGGATGGCAAATAATCCAATTTTTATCTTCCGTCATAGCATACTTAATATTTGATGGAAAAACTCTAACCCCAACCAAATCTATTGGAACTAATTGATAAAAAAGATTTTTTACATCAAAGATGCTTCCCAAAGCTCTGAAAATTCTTATATCATGGTTTCCCAAAATAAAATAGATTTTTTCAAACTGATTCAACAAACACTCGAACAATTCCCTCCCCGCTTGGAGTTCAGTATCCCAATCCACTTTTACTCCTGTATTCATCCAAATCTTAAACTGGTCTTGATCAAAGAAATCTCCAGCTATCATAAGAGTTTTAATTTTTCTAATATCTGAAATTTCGCAGAGTAACTGAAGCCATTCTTTGCTAGTATGAGGTATATGAAAATCCGCAACAATTAAACAAGGAAGAGGAATATACATTGTATTATCTTTTATCCATTCCAACGACATTTTAATAACTGTGTCAATAGTTGGAATTTTAATAAGATTTCTCTTCTCAGCTCTCTTCAATAAATCATCTTTTGTAAACCCAGCCACGGAACTAAATTTCAAAATTTTAGATTTATTAGAAGAGTTACTAATACTTTTTTTACATTCACTAAATTTTAGATTTTTCATTTTCACCTCACTAAGTTATCCATACCATACCAAACCGAACCGCACCTGACCGAACCCTACCATACCCGACCAAACCACACAACAGCCTGATAAGAAGAATATTAAGAATAATTGCATCCTTACCATACCATACCGAACCGAACCCCGCCTAACCATACACTACCATACCAAACCGAACCAAACCTTACCTAACTTCTTTTAATTCTACATCGAAACGTCCGAATCTAGGTCTCCAATCACCGATACCAATCTTATGCCCAGTAATTTCCATAACACTCTCAACTATTTGCTTTGGAATATCATCATCCACAATTATCGTAAATTCTGCTTTCCACCCCTTTTTGAAAAGGGGCCTATGAATAGCCACTCTTCCCCCAGTTCTTGGAGGTCTCCTCCCATGACTAATATGAATATCGTCCCATATTTTTTTGTTGGGAATAAATCGGATTTTATTTTCTTCAATTAAAACACCAGCTATAAAATCTCCTGTCCATTTAGTAGCACCTTTCTTAACCAATTTAGATGCTCCAAATTTGATAGCCGCAAGAAAATGTTCGTCTGGGATATAACAACCATCCTCGTCTTTATACACAACTTCATCAACTTTACTGGTCGCATCTGTGGCTAATGATTTAGCTCTTTTTACACCTTTTGATTCTTCTTCCGAAATGGTATACTGGTTCTGAAGATAATCGACAATCCCTATACATTTTACTTTAATTTTCATAGTATCCTCCATTTAATTTAATATTATTATAACACAATTAAAAAGGTTTTGTCAACTCAGCCCCACTCCTTTTGAACATTCTGAGTTCTTTTGGTTGAAAGTTCCGAATATCCCAAATCAACCCCAAACCCGCGCCTGCCTAACTTTTCCGCAACTCTGATTGTAGTACCGGATCCAGCAAACGGGTCTAATACCGAACCTGCTATCCAACCTGCATTACATCCGCAGTCCGTTAGCTCGACTAACTTCTTCATATACTGACCCATATTCTTTTCTTTAAATTCTCTCGGGTCTCGAGGGTCGGGTCTAGGCTTATTAACTTTCGGATCATAATCACCTGAATATTCTGAATCATAAATTTTCTCTCTCGGCTTCCCACATTTCTTACAAATAAACTCTGGGACACCAGCCAAAATCATAGGTCGAACAAGATCCTCGGGAAATATTGCGAAATGAGCCTCTCTAACTCCTTTTGTAGGAATCTTCCACACACATCGTTTATTACGACCTAGAGGGTTAAGATTATTAAAAATCCTTTGTCTTACTTTAACACCTCCGCTCACGCCTTCGGAATCATAATCTTTCCATCCCCTTCCCCCCTCATCATTTCCAGCTCTTGCATCATTGAGCGTAACAGAAGACATTGGCTCAAATTGCTGGTCAAAGAAATAGTCTTTCTTCTTAGCAAAGAAAAATACAGGCTCCCAGTCGACCGTAAACCTATCTTTTACGCTGTGAGGTAAGGTATTCGGTTTATGCCAAACAATTTTATTCCTAAGTATCCATCCTCTGTTTAACATCTCGATCACAAATCTTTCCGGAATACCTAACAAAGACTTTGGGGCAAACTTTTGAGAAGGAGGAGCTCCAAATCCGCCTATACCAACAGGACGAGAATCAATTCCTCGAGGACCTTTTCTTTGAGTACCAGGTTTCTTTCCCTGATCACCTCCACTCCCTCCGTAACTATCTGATAAATTCACAAAAATTATACCATCGTCTCTCAATACTCTTTTCACTTCATCAAATATATCGCACAAGTGCCTGATAAAGTCATCATAATGAGACTCGCATCCTAACTGCCCTTTCCATGCGCCACACTTAGTACAATTTGAACGAGAACCATATTCAATTTTTTGTGCTTTAGGTGGCGGTCGATCTCCATACATTGAGTTTTGTGTTCCACCAGCTCTCATTCGATAATCAAAAGCCAGCTCTTCTGTAACCCAATCGTGGGGGCAATTCGGGGACCCGTCCCAAATCACATCTGGAATATCATACTTTCTGAGAGCGTAATACGGCGGGGAAGTGATAACGCAATTTATTGACTTATCCGCAAGCGGAATATGCCTTGCATCACAGTTAAATATCATCCTACGCTTTCTAAATTTGGTCTTTTATTCCACCACTACATTGATTGCTTGTGGACCTTTGGGACCTTCTTGAATCTCGAAATCTACCTTGTCGCCTTCGTTCAGGGATTTAAAACCCTCCCTCTGAATAGCTGAGAAGTGAACGAATACATCGCTACCATCTTCTCTGGAAATAAATCCGAAACCCTTCTTCTCGTTAAACCACTTAACACTACCTTTCGTAAATATCACCTCCTTTCTATTTTTATGGGGACAGGCGGGGGACATAACGGACTCAAACCGAGTTCTTGGTATAACTTCACCCCCGAGGAACCTGAACCTGCTTTCGCCACTGTCCCCACTAATATTTCACCTTCTATCATCGTCACTAAAATTCACTAGAACTCCCTGAATACTTTCTCTTCATACTTCGTCCCCCCAAACTTCCCACTTTTCATCTCTTTTCCTAGCAAAAAGTTCAATTCTTTTTCCTATAGGATATAAATCTTCAATCATCTTCCTAAACTTAGGAGGTTTCTCGGAATGTTTACCTCTATGTATTGAGACAACACTTGGATATAATTTCCGACGGTCTGGCAGGCAACTTCCTTTAGTAGCTACCAATAAAAACTCGTGACGCAACGAGTTGTAGTGAGCGAAATTGTGAGTCATCTTATCCCAAACGAACGAACTTTTGTATTTGAACCCCCAAGCATTAATTACCTTAAAAGCATCTTCCAGTAATGGAGAAGTTACCCAAAGAAATAAAACAGCATTATCTTCTGTTCGTATCTTTAAATTACAAATTTCTTCAAGACTCATCGTTCCATAATGATGCTCTGCTGCTCCATATCCATCTACTAGTTTATCACCATATTGCCAAGGCGGGTCAGCATAAACCACACGAAATTTATCGCTGGAAAGAGATTTATTTGTTTTTTCTCTTATATCATCTTGAAAAAATGTATCTTGATTAGGATTCTTAATCCTGCGCTTAGGAAATTTTTTTGATAGTTGCATTCTACTCCGAGTTTAATCCCAAATCGAATGATTCTTTATACCAATCGGGCACACTTGACCTTATCTCTTCTATATTATGTGGTTTTCCCACATTAAACCCTCTTCCCAAAAGCCACCAAACCATTTCGGTACTATTAAAATATACCCTACCCGTAGATTTTATTCCACCTTCTGGCTCAATATTACCGGTATCCAATTCCCAATCAGGAATTTTTACTATAACTGAAAGTTCGTCTGCAAACTGGGATGTACCTTCCTTACTTTTCAATATACAAAATACTCCTGGTTCTACAACTAGATCATATCCTTTTAATTCAAAAAATTTGTCATGGAAATCATCTTTATTTTTAACCAATACTCTCACATATAACTTAGAATGTTTCGCCAGATAACCAAGAGTTTTATAAAAATTGTTGCTGTCGGTAAACAAAAATTCCTTTCGATTATAGGAATTTCCTTTGCGAGCATCAGCCCTTCTCGACTTATTCTTATCATCACTAAAATTTTTTAAATATCTTTCGTTCGTATTTTCTAATAAAACCTGCGGAGAAATAGAAGTTCTAATTTCTTCCCCATCTTTTCCTCGTCTTACTATAACTACCTCATCGTTTGTGATAGACTCAATCGTATAATACCCCGAGTTATCCATGTAAGTTTCGCCTACCCGCAAACCTAAAATCTTAATCTCTGCTAATTTGTATTCTGCAAAGCTGTCAAAATCGTCCCTGTCTAGTGCAATATCTTTATCTTCTTCATCATTTAAATTTATTTCTTTTACCTCTTTCACATCTTCTTTTACCTCAACATTTTCCATTTTTTCTCTCCTCCCGTATCATTATTTTCATAACATCATTCTACATAGATATCTTCTCCACTCTCTATCGCTTCTTTAGCTTGAATCCAACCTTCAACTTGGCAACTGTTCTCTTTATAGTTTAGTTTCTTCTCTTCGATCTTCTCATAGAAAATAGCAACTCTTAACGCAGATAATAAATTTTCTCGCAATATTTTCATCATTTAAAAACTATTGCCTCTTAAACCTAGCCGGTGTGTGTTGGTCATTCCAAATAGTCTGCCCAAAAGCGTAACGTATGGCCTGAGATATAATAACTCTCATAAACCAGACTCCCCCTAATGAAGCAATACAAAGAAGAACATACAAAATAGCATCCATTGAACTCTTTTTAGTTTCCATCTCATACTCCTTTCATTTAATTTATAATTATCATATCACAAAAAAAGGAGATTGTCAAGCTATATTTTATAAATAATTCGTATGTAATATCAAATACTTAGCTTGTTGAAAATCAACTTTTGCCGTAAGGAATTGATTCATTACACCGCCCGCAAATTGGACAGTAACAAGTCCATCCAGCTAAAACTGCACCGCACCTTGAACAATAATCATATCTTGGAATCATAGTCAGGGTCTCACTTTCCCTCCTTTCACTTAACCATACAAACCACATCTTCCCAATCTATTCTAGGAGCGCCTTTCTTTTCCTGTAATCTTCGGAAAAAGCTTTTTCTCTCTTTGGTAAATTCAGCACCGTCAAATGCAGTTTGAGGATCATTATTTACTAACATTGCATAATGCCAACATACTATTTTAAAACCAACAGACTCACATAAAGAAGCCCACGTATCAGAAAAATTAATTCTAGTCTTATTCCTTATATAATCCTTTGTAACCCAAATTGCATGCCCATCAGGTTTTAACAAATTATAGCATTCTTGAATTATCTCACGAGAAGCCAACCAAAAGTCATCGCCAGCTATGCTACCCAAATTATCTTTATTATCTTTATTGTACCCTTCCCACGTTTTATTTTTACGATCTATTTTTCTTTGCTCTCTATCTGCTTGCTTAGATGAGCAAATTTCCGATGCTCCGTATGGAGGACTCGACATTATCAAATCTGCCTTCATATTAGAAAGATTTCCTGGAGTACAACCGTAGGCATTTTGATAACGTAATTGACCGCATCCTATTCTACCATGCCCCGCTTTTGTTGCTAATTCTTGACGTCTTGCATGGTTTTCAGGTTTATCACTCCCAGACAAACTATTTGCATAAGGAGGACTCGACATTACCAAATCAGCCTTATCAATCAGCTCCTTTAACTTTCTTGAATCCCCTTGAATAATTTTTGCTGTTCCTCTATATAGATGGAAAGGACGGCTTTCGCAAAGTTCCTTATCCAGTCCTTCCCACTTTTTAATATTTTTTCTGCCTAATTCTACAAATTTTTTCTCGATCTCTATTCCTATCCAATGTGCCCCTCTCGTCATAGCACCAAAACCTCCCAATGCTACTCCTCCAAACGGGTCGAGAACAATGTTGCCCTTCTTCAACCATTCATTATCAACAGCATGATTGTATATCTTCTCAACTAAGGCACAGCTAAACTTTGCTGGATGACAAAAAGCATCACTAACTATGGAATCTTTCCATCCGGTTTCGTAACAATTCCTCCATACATCTGTCTCAAATATCAATATTCTTCACCTTCGCCTTCTTCTAATGAGTTATAACACTCTTCACAAAGAATGTCGTAATCGTAATCTAATCCCCTAACCCTAGCTTCAAAATCTTCTTCTGGAATTTCTTCCCCGCATCTTTCACACAGCATAAATACCTCCTATACAAATGTCCTTTGTACTCCGGATGTTAAGTTACCATAATACTTGCACAACTTTATAAACATAGCTACTTTGTACGCAAAAGCAGGAGGAACTGCATTGCCTATTAAAATTTCGATGTCACGTTGCCCTAATTTTCCCAAATCGAAATAAAATGGGAAAGTTTGTAAAGATAACGCCTCTTCGTGATTCAATACTCTCACCCTATTTCCATCTTGAATATGAGGACATATCCTACCAAATGAGTTATACCTACAAGTTATGGTCGGATATTTGCGAATAATTCCCTCAGGTCTGAACTCTCTTAACTTCTGCTCTTGTTCTTCGGTCAAATATTTATTTTTAGTCTTTGGAATACTCAATTTAATATTACTGCAAAATAATCGCCTTCTTCGTTGAAGTAACCCGTAGACACTCATATCAAACACTTCTTTGAACGGAGCACCTACGAAATCACTCACAGCAGGCACATTCTCCATCACCCAGAACTTCGGACGGATTTCTGACACCGCCCTAAAGAACTCGTTAGTTAATTTGATATCGCAATCTCGACTTAAAGTATTAGCACAAGAAAAGGTCTGACATGGAGGAGAACCAATCACTACGTCAATCTTGCCTTCCCATTCCTTAAAACTATATCCCCTAATATCTGCTAGTATGCACTTTCCTATGTTTGAAGTATAAACTTCAACCGCGTTAGGATTGTTATCAAGTCCCCACAAGTGCTCAAACCCCGCTGCTTTAAATCCCAATGAGAATCCGCCACAGCCTGAAAACAAGTCTACAAAGTTCATTTTTAAACCTACTGGTTTCCTTTACGGAAATCCCATTTCCTATCTAAAAGACATGCAATACCTTCACTTCCTTTTATAGCCGTCTTCCAGGTTTCAGTTTTGAAGATATTTTCGTAATTCTTACTACCGATCGCCCTTTTGAAAGCATCTCCTGCAGTATACATCGCTTCCATCTGGACCACTTGAGGTCCGAGTTCTGGCATGTTCATGTTGCGAGCGTGACGAATAAGTATCTCAACTCGGGCCAAATCTTCCAGTTGACTTTTGCTAAACTCTTTCATTTAATCCTCCTTATTTCGTCTAAAAAAATGTTTTTTGCAATGGAGCTTTCAACCTTTTTTGAATAATTTTACAGTATCCTTCGTCTTTCTCAATCCCAACAGCTTTTCTATTAAGTTTCTTTGCTGCTACCAGAGTTGAACCCGAACCTGCAAACGGATCAAGTATTAAACTCAGATTCTTCCTACTTACTAAATTTAGTAACCATTTCATCAACTCCACAGGTTTAACTGTTGGATGGAAGTTCTTTCTCTTGCTCTCCGCACCCCTGTTTCTTGGGTTTGTTCCGCCCAGACTTCCTTCTTCCCTACCTTCATCCATGAACTCTCCATTTTCCTGCTCGAGTCCCAAGTCCCTTTCTTCCTTATCCGCCTTAGCGCAGTAAAAAAACCGTGATGCTGAACCTGAACTAGCTTCTCCTATCCATTTAGTTTTACCTGATGGTTTACCCAACGAAAAACCAGTATTAGTGTATTCATAAGACTTTAGCATAGCACCTGATTGCTGCTCTGGAAATAGCTCTTCAACTTCTTCACTACCGTCGTGGACTAAGTTAGCTGGAAATCTACCCTTAGAATTTTGCTCATAAAGATTTGGAGTCCCATCTTGAAACATCCCTAACGCTTTTCCTTCTCGTGAGTCTCCGCTAAAAGTTCTCAACGGACCTCCGTGAGTTAATATATCTTCTGTCTTAACTCTACACTCATCAATATTTATAGCTCCTGTTCCATACTTCAAAACATTCTCTGCTACTGTTCCAATTACTAGCTTTCTGAAAACTAGTATAGGCTCCCAGGCAGGCTTTAACGCTGTTCCCCACCCCTCCCATTCTTTAGCTTCGGAAGTTGCCGGAATTGTAATCTCACTTGACAATCTCTCTTTCATCATTGCTTTTTCACTCTCGTATCCTCCCCCTCTGATATCTTGCATCGTCTGGGATTTATGTCCTATAACTTCCCTTTCCGCACCTTTCATCTTGTCAATGGCCTTACTCACGTCCAAACTCTTGGGGAAGCCCGACCCGTACACCCACATAATAGTATCTCGAAATTCAAACCCAGCATCCTCGATTGCACAGGCTAAACGATGAAACGTTCTTGTTCCCCCAAAGACTAGTAAATACCCTCCTGGCTTTACTACTCTCAGAGCTTCTACAGCCCATTGATAATGAAATTGATAAGATGGTTGACCTTTCCCACTTTTATCCCATTTTTTTGACATGAAACCGAGCAAATACGGAGGATCCGTTACGATCGCATCAAACGAGTTTTCATCAAACCCCTTCATTACTTCGATACAATCCCCACAGTACAACTTTACTAAATTATCTTCGTAATCAATCAAATATTTTATCACCTTCCAGTAACCATTTCTCTAGAAACTCCTGATGAGTCATTTTAAAATACTTACCATATTTTGCAATTCTCGTTTTTGGCCGGTACATATCCATAAAGTCAACTACATATCCCCTAAACTTTTTAGATTGAGCAACCGCTAAAGCTTTAGTAAACACTTCTGGATGGATAACAGCACTACCCATACAAATAAAATCAAACTCTTCTTCATTCATTATGCAACATAGTTTATTAAAATCATTTTTAGTTTTGTACGCAAACATAACCCATCTATCATCAAACAGTTGCCAGAAATCCCCACCCAGAATAGTAAATAGCATTACTTCTATTCCGTTAGTTTCGCAAATTCTTGTTACTGAACCTTCGGGAGCTAAAACTCCCGACTTTCCAAAATTATGAAGCACACAATTTTCGTTTATCCACTGCCACAATAATTCAGACGCATCCTTATTTAAATCTGGATTTATCATTAAAGCGTCAAGAGAATGAGAATGATAGGGAATAAGTTCGGTAGCTAGCTGAAAATCGTGAAAGATCGAACCTCCATTGTGAATAAGAACATCAAACATTTTCTTTTGAGCAACTTGTTTCAATTCATCAAGCGCGGTTTTAATAACTGCGCCACCTATAGCAAGTATTCTTTTCATACCTCCTCGCCTGTTTTAATATCTATTTTTCTTAACCGTAGCATTCTTTTAGGTCTTGGTTTAGAAATAGGAAATGCAATTCCAATTTCTTCAGGCATATAGTAAATATGTTCGGAAGACGATGCAGCTGTAGATGTTACAAAAAATGATCTCATTAACATCTTTTCAAAATGCTTGCATAATCCATTGTGAAGTTCAGCATGCTTACATAATTCAGATAATACCATTTGATTATAATCAAATCTAGCAGTCACCATTTCGAGTTCCGAATACTCGGGAGTGTGCCAAAAATATCCAATTCTCTCACAATCTTCGCAAAAGAATATAATAGACTGAGATTCAAAAGTACGACATGCCCTAAAACCAACCCCATTAGGAAATCGGTATTTCTTTAGCTCGTCTATTAAGTTCATAGACATACGTCCTCCTAACTTTTTTCTTCATAGCTTTTTTATCAACAAAGTGAGAACACTTTTTAGGAACATAACATAAAGTGCTTCCATCAATCGGGCACCAAATTTCCTTTACCCTGCTATTTAGATAAGTACTAATAATGGGATTCCAATAACACTCTTTACATAGATTCATAGCAATCATTCCAACTAAGTTGGGTCGTTTTAGAACGCTCTGACGATAATTCGTGATATCCCAAATCAAGGGATACTCCTATTCTTCCTAACTTTCTAGCAGTTTTCATTGTAGTTCCGCTTCCCCCAAATGGATCAAGCACCAATCCTGGCTTCCAGGGGATATTTATGTCAAAATCTGAACAACCACACTTTTCGCAAATTATTTTACCAGAAACCATTCCAGACAATGGGGGCAACGTATCTTCCCCTGATGAAATTTTTTTATCCGAATTAGAAAGATATATAATATTCCCGCAACGAATACAAGTCAGTTCTCTACATCCGCAATCCGATAATCCTTTATCAACCCGTTTAGTTTCTCTAGATGCCCACACTCTTTCTTTTTCATCCAAAGTCATATCTTCTGAAATTTCGAGCCAGTCGCTTTTGTCATATTCTATCACTCGAGCTCGAGGTTGTCCGCAAGCTTTACAAATGAACTCTGGGCAACCAGCTTTAATTATTTCTTCGCACAACTTCTCTGGAAAGCAAGCGTAATGGGCTTCTCTATATGGTTTAGTTGGAATCTTCCATATACATCTTTTAATTCTGCCTTCTGGATTAGGACGCATATTTCTAGCCCTATACCAACTTTGGCCGGTCCCCTCATCCCAAGTACTTACTCCTTTCGGTATGAGAGTTTCTCCACCCCACCTATCCATAGACTTTTCGTATTTCTCTAGAGGCTGGTCAAACCAATAATTTTTTGATTTTACGAGGAAAAAGATGTATTCAAAATCAACAGAAAATCTATCTCGAGCACTATTTGGAATACCGTTAGGCTTCTGCCAAATAATTGTATTCCTTAATCTCCACCCCTTGTCTATCATTTTAGTAACTAATCTAAACGGAATACCGCATAAAGACTTATCTTGAATTTGAGTCTTTGGTTGATCAAGTCTAAATTTTTCTGACTTCCCAAACTTATTACTTCTAAACGATGAGTTGCAAACTCCTTCTTTTAAACTTCCGGAAACGGTAGAATAAGTATCTCCAATATTTAAAAAGAATATACCATCGTCCCGCATTACTCTCCATACTTCATCAAATATCTGAATTAAATGCTCAATATATAAATCAAACGTAGGCTCAAGTCCTAACTGCCCTTTCCATGCACCACACTTCTTACAGAAAAAGCCTGAATCCCATATTGTGTCTCCCGCACTTCCAATATCTTTAGTAACACCCAATACTGTCATACTACTCGAGCTCACACCATGAGAAGGCTTCTTACCTAAAAATTTTATCTGCTCTCCCCAATCATGCTCGCAATTCGGGTCGTCATCCCAAATCTGGTCGGGAATATCATATTTTCGGAGGAACCAATAAGGAGGGGACGTAAAGACGCAACTTATTGTTTTGTCTTTTAGAGGAATAAACCTCGAGTTGCCTTTTATATTAAAAGTCCTTACCGACTCTTTTAGAGATTTCTTACACTTTTCAAGTCCTAGCAGATCACTAACCATCTCGTTTAGCTCGTTGATACTTTCCACGCCTACCAGTATCAATTATTACTCCAGTCTTTTCATATACTTTGTATTCCCTTTCCCTACTCAAATCCTTTCCGTAAATTTCTTTTCTCAGTTTCTTTGCTTTTTTAGCATTCATTATTCCTCCACTCGCAATCCTACTGGGTGACCTGCTGCAGCTAAAACAGAATTATTATTTAAATTTTAATAACTTAAATTAAACCAAGTGCCAAAATGTAAATTTTTAAACCTATTCCATAATAATTAAGAATAGTTAGCCCGTAGGAGGAATCGAACCCCCTTCTGATGGGTACAAACCATCAGCTCTGCCATTGAGCTACACGGGCAACTCTTCTACAAATTTTAACTTTCATAGTGCTCGTATTGAATCATAAAGCCTCCTTAAGTTATTTTGTCCATATTATTTTTTAAAAATTCTTGGTTTTCATTTTCCTTAACCCAAAAAATCTTATTTAATATTTCGCTAATTTGTTCATCTGATATCTCAATTTCTCTTTCTCTCCAACCAAATTGTTCATGTTCTTTAAACCTAATCCTCATAAAGCCTCCTTTTACGAGGGTGCCATCTTATCAACTTTTACCTTGTTAAACATCTTCATTGCGTCCACCCATCCATCGAAAATCAAGAAATATCCGCAAATTGAGCACAGCGACCCCTGCAGCATATAGAAATCTGTAGAATATTCCTTGTACACCATAGACTTACCGCAACGTGGGCAAATAAAAGTATCCTTAGCTTTATTCAACGTTATCTCCAAAAGTAGAACTCTTGACTTCCCGTATTTGAATCATTCTTTTCTTACCTTCTCCTCCTGGCACAGACCCTTTTTCAGCAAACTCCGACAAGTCAATACAAACTTCCAACAACTTCTTAATTACCTGAATATTCTGTTCTGCATTTTTTAGACTAATCTTATGATTAGTCGTATTAAGTTTAAACTCAAGTACTAACAATTCTCCATTTAAAACAGTAGCCGATATATTAGTCATCGGGCCTGCATTAGACCAACTAAGATATTCATACACTTTTTTTTCTACTTTTACCATAAAAATCTCCTATCATTTAGAGTGGGGGAGGCAGTCAGGAGGAATTTAGCGACTAGCCCCCCTCCCCCTTTTAGAACTTAGTCGCTTGAGGGCTTTTTAATAAAATAACACTATCTTTAAAATTGTTCGCTATTTATCCTAATCATTCTCTTACTCTTACGGTTATTTGCTTTTATATTAGAATTAAAAGGAGATATAAAATTAAGTACATTCTTCCAACACTTTTTGTGAACATAATAGTAAATAAGCCCCTCTGAAATATCTTCTGAAATATCTAATCTGTACTCTGGCTCGAACGATGGCGATCCACGATAATACAACTGCTTCTGGCAGACAAAACAAGTACCAGGTCTCATTGACATCACCTCCAGACTTAAAAATCTTTGCCATCTGTGCAATTTAGAATCCATACCAATCTATCCCAGGAAGTCCGTCCACTATTGCCTTTAACAATTTTTCATCTTCAGTAGGTTCTGGAGGAGGTTGTAAATCCTTTGTCAATAGCGGTTCTGAATTAAATTCAAAGCAAAATGGTTTTGGATCATTCCTTCTTTTTTTCAGCCATCTCTTTCTCCGCATCTAATTCCTCCACCCTATCTACGTGAAAATATTTAATAAGATCATCCAAAAATTTATTTTTCCATTTCCAACAAATAGGAGCAGTTTTTGTAATCATCCCGTCGTCATCTACTTTCACACAAAATGTAGATTTAGGACTTGATAACCAATATGTTTTCATTCATCCCCATCCCTTAACCTTAGCATCCTCCATTTTGAAGTTCTTTCAACCTTGTTAGTATTTCTAACATCCAATTCAATAGGATCATTTTTTCCTATTATTTCTATCAAACCCTGAATGTTTCCTTCCGTAAATACAATTTCGGCAGTAGCAAAACTTCTGCATGCAAGAAATTCCTTATTCCGTTCTCCAAAAGAAGAAACATCAAGTGATTCTCTATCAATATTTACAGATTTTATATAACCTTTAACTTTCATTTTAAATCACCCAATTCTTTCTCCATCTGCACCGCACCAATCGCATTTTTTAGAAACTTTGTCGACTGCTTCCCATTCATGGTGGCACTTCGTACAATGGAATATATAAACTTTCCATTCTTTACAAAACTTCAATGCTAATTGCCTAAATCTATTATCTTTAATTTTGTTCATCTTAAACGAATCATCCTCTTTGGTTTAGGAACATCTCCATTTTTAATATGAAATCGCTTATGAGCCATCTTATAACATTTCGGTACTTTCTTCCCGCACAATTCACATTTTTTCATTTGCTCTATCCTCTCTAAGTCTTATCATGCGATACTTTTTAGGTCTAAAAATTAATCCTAAATTTTCGCCAAATTTTCTTACTACGGAACTATCCTCCTTTTCGAGAGTTGAAAAATTATGCCATTTCCCATCCTGTCCTAGATATTCTATTTTCATTACGCAATCTCGTACTTCTGTTACCTTGGCCTGTTATTGAAAATCAAAATATTTTTTACTTTACAAATTTTGCGCAAACCTATATCCACTTTACATTACGTCTTTCGCATTCCTATTCGATTCAATCGAATCTGTTATACAAGCTATTTCCAAATCTTTGGAACCAACTACACAGTCAAATCCGCACTCGCAACTTATAGTCAGTCCGCTGGCTTCAATACACCACCTGCTTTTCTCCAAGTCTATTTCCCAAATCTTTTTGCATTTTGGGCACTCTAAAGTCCAACGGTAGATTGTTCTCCCAGACTTACTTCTAAATATTTTAAATTTCTTCTCTTTCATTATTTTTTGGGAAAAGTAACTTTTTGATTGCTTCAAAACGTTCCTTTCCAGTAAGAACTCTAATTTCCTTGGCGAGTGGTACTAACAACGGCTTACCTTCCTTATTTTTTGAAAAAAGCTGATCAACTGCTTCTTTGGCTTCTCTTAAATGTGTTCCGAACAACGGCTCTGGATCATCCAAACAACGGCGTACCTCGATAGATTTTATTATTTTTTCTAATAACTCTTCAAGTTGCGGAATTTCATCTATTGAAATATTGAATTTCTTGGTAGTAAACGCATCAATAAACTTACCGTTCTCGTTCAGTTTATCTCTACCGTTAACAAATATCGTTACTTCATCGCCAGAAATATCGTATTCAAATCTCAATAGTTAAACTCCTTCAAAGGAGTTCCAGACTCTCTTGCCCAAATTAGAGCATCAAGTTCGGCTACTCCCATATCCTGTTCTTTGGCTTTAATTCTAAACTCCTCTTCCAATCTTAAATAATCTCTTATAGTCATACGGAATTTGTCGTATTTCAAATATCTTAAAATATGAACATCCAGTATAGCCAGGTCTCGAGCACCCATATTTCTCAAAAAGTGACTAGCTGCCTTCATTCCCAATCCGCCTACTTGCCTTACTAATATCCCTCTTTTAGATTCCCAATCTATTTCACTCTTAATTAACTGACATATAGCAGGAAATACATATCGCATATCTTTTAGATATCTTGCTTTCCTTTTCCAAAATCTTAAAGTCTTAATCATCTCCTCTATTTTTTTAACCGAAAAATTTGCAAAATAAAAATCATTTTCTTTTAATTTATCAACTATTTCAGTAACTTTTTTAAACTTGCATCCTGGAACAAGAATACAAAATACCAAATCATAAAATATATCCACATCGGATTTATTCTGAAATCTAAATCTCTCGGACAGTAAATTATTTATTAAATTAGTTTTAGTCATCGTTTTCGGTTCTTACAACTTTCAGCCTTTCCTTATTGTGTTTAGTTCCCTGAAAATCAAAGTACTCCATAACTTCCCAAAGTAATTCTTCGTGTTCTTTCAAATCATCATTCTCGTCTTCTTCAATCACTATTGAAAAAGGCTCTCCGCCTCTCTCCAAAACATAACCGTTTCTAGCCCTATTAATTTTTAACCACAAATCATTCGCCATTATTTCCCCTTTCATACGAAAAATTATTTAAAAAGGGTTTATAAAGTAGGAAAATACCTACAATTCCAATATTTCTTAGCCTGTTCTTCTGAAGTGAAACCCATATCAAATCGTGGGGGCATAGTAACACAATCATTCTTACACGATATCTTATACAACTTACTTCCAGGAATAATCCAAATAAATGCCTCGCTTCCGCAAAACGGACAACCCATTAAATCTTTGCTTTCTCCAAGTTTTGGGTTTTTATCCATAAGGCTCCCTAATTCATTAGTAGTCCTCATTTTGCTTGTAAATAGGAGAATCCTAGTTAAATAATAGCACACCCAAAATATCATTAGTAGTACTATTACACCACCTATAATGTATCCCTCTATTGTCATTTTGTCCTTTACCTCCAAGTTCTGTGTTTTTCAGCTATCCACTCCCTCCCATCATACTCCTCGATCTCCCAATCAACATCATCCGGGATTTCTACTACGGTAAGTTCTGCATGGGCACCATTTGCTTTCTTCTTTAAAGTCTCAACAGCTTGAATTAAATATGGATCGTCTCTTTTATAACCGTCACCTTCTCCCGCATAGCCATATCCATGAAATGTGGGATCATCTTTATACTTTACATCAATCTCTAACCATTTTCTATATTCCTCTGGACAGTCATCAGGCCATTCCCCATTCTTCTTATAATAATTAAACCATCTTTTTTTCATCTTCCATTCTTGGACTTCATCCTTAGCCTGTTTACTTCCTAAATCAGCCATCAATTCTGCGCACTTCCTACTAATTGAGAATCCACCATAACAACTATTAATAACAATATTCATTATACCCTCCGTTTTTTTTCAGTAGAAAAATTACATTCAGAGTTTGAACATTTAAAGGTGCTCCAGCACTTAATATGCGACTTCTCTGTTATTGAGTCTCCGCATTGCATCGCATTAATTGCTTGCTCTCTTGTTTTGAAACCATTAATCGCATTACGTTCTACCAATAGTAAATCATCTCCGCATTGAGGGCACACTCGATTTTCTAAACACCTTTGATAATCTCTTCGGAAAACATCTTTCTTGTGACACCTATCGAGTGCTTTATCGCAAATCTTAAATTCTTCGGACATTTTATCTCCCTCTAAAATTTGGTGGGGAATTACTGGCTCGCCCAGTAGAGTAGCACCACATGTGCCGTCAGTCCAGACCTTCCATTACGAACACGGTAGACGCTTGCTCCATCCCCATTCTTTAAACATCCCCATAAGCACCTGATTTTGGATTAATTACTGGGTCAACTTCCAATATTAAAGTTCCAACATTTCCGCAATGCAAACAATATTGTTTTCGCAAGCCAGCAACGTTCCCAATCAGCAATTCGTATTCTTTTTTACAATTCTTGCACTTTACTTTCCACAAGTTTTTTATATTTGCATCCATTATCCGTCTCCTGTTGAATCCTGGAATCTTGGAATGAAAACCTTATACTTCTTAATAACTCTCTCGGCTTTCTTAGGTTGTTTCTTTTTACCAGCTTTATTCCGTTTATCTTTTTTCATTTTCCTTCTTCCGCTTTGCGCTTTGCTATCTTCTCACGCCATTCAATTTCAAGTACTTCACTATCCAACTCATATTTAGTTTGCAAAAGACTTAGTTGTCTTAAATAAGGTTCTCCAATCCTTAAACAATCTTTGCAATAGATAACAGCATGGTCCCCTTCCCAGCGATGAAGAATTTGACAGCCCCCGCATAAGTCTTTATGGCACATACAGCACTTTCTCAAACTTGATATCTGTTTTCCACAATCATCGCAAATATATCTATTCACCATACTTGTTACTTCTTCTTGTTTTATCATCTTAACTCTTCTTTCCGTACAAAGCTTTTCTGACCCAAGCGTCTGTCATCTTTATACCAAACTGAGAACGCCACATAAAAGATATGTCGCTTACTGTCACATTATTAAACTTAGCTTTTGTTAATTGACAAGTAGAAGTCATCCAATCTCTTAAATTTGATTTTATTTCATCCCTACTTTTCATTAGTTCTTCTTTCTCTCTTCATAAATTCTTTTCTTGCTCTCCAACCCCTGTAAGATATCTATGATGTCTTTCTTAATCTCGTCCTTTAAGTCTCGTCCCGTTACCACAGCTTTCTTAATGTTGTTCTCTGTTATGTTTTGAACAACTATCATACCAATAAGGGTATTCTTACTTGGAGTAATAATAGATAGAACAAGAAATATTACAAACAACCATTTGATATACCTAAATCTCCGGTGAACGTTCATTAAATCTTTGTCATTATCTTTGGCACCGAAAAGACCAACTAAGAAAACTATACCAGCGCCAGCACCAAATATAAAAGCCAAAAGACTAACTATAATACCCAAGTTCTCAGAAAACCCCAATAGATAAATTAACCAAGGACTAATTATCGGTTCCATATATTCCTCCTATATTCTTTCTTTCCAATCATACACCTTCGCCCAACGACGAATAACATCTTTACTGGCTCCCGCCTCCTTGGGCAACAAAGAAACTGGGACCCCTTCTAACTTCACACAAATGAACTACTTGTTGAGCAATCTCATCAATCTCAAGAACAAAAAATTTCCTCCAGCAGCAGCCACATCCATCAGTCTCGTTTTTTGGAACAGCCGGAAAAGTTTTATTAATTGAGATTACATCAGTATCTTGATGCCCCTGTAAACTATAATGCTTCATCAGTAAATAAACTTTCACCTGCTAACTCCTCCCAAAAAAAATCGACTATCTCTCCTATCCTACTATGACAATGACAACCACATCCTTCTGATTCATCTGCAGTTAAACAACAAGCACAATCAAAACTTAGACTGTCTTCTCCCATTTGTCCATCGTAGCAAAATATCCATCTATGAGTAGATCGTGGAGAAGACTTATTCTTCTTATCAAACTCATCCCCTAGCCACTCATTAAACTTCTTCCTTAACTCCACTTTCCTATTATAAACAGACTTCGGAATAATAACTTTATCCATATACTCCTCGCTTCTTAAACAGCTTAAAACATTTAAAATCTTCACACCAGTTGCCCGGATCTTTTTTTACTTTAAACAACTTACAAAATCCGTTATCAAGATATTCTCCATCAAAACCCGGATTAAAATTATAATGTCCACAAAAATCGCAGCAAGCATTACAAAACTCGCTACACTTTTCCACTTTAGTTCTCCTCATGTTTTGTTACAACTACTTTTTCCATTCAATTATTCCATAAATAGCCAAGCAGAAATAGATAGTAAACAGTACCCCCTGCCAGAACGCTCCTATCCAATAATCGTATACCGCCCAGCTGCCGTTTGTAAAAAACCAAACAAAGAAACAACTTCTCTTCTTCTTAATATTCAACACCACACCAACCAAACTAAAAATCGTAAGTATGAAGGTAAAGGTACTTAATCCCAATTATTTCACCTCCGATTTAACGTAACTGCTCAAGACACTTGGCGACCATTTTCGCTTATTACAGTAAGGACATTTCATAAAGTTTCCTCAGTAAGAACATTTCATAAAGTTTCCTCTCTAAAGCCTGAATATTATCTTTGAGTAAAATATTCTCCCTAACCAAACTAGCAGGATCACTATTGGTTTCAAGCTCATAAATGTAATTTCGGACTGGCTTCGGTAAGGCATTTATATTTTTAGATGTTGGCTTCCATCTTCTTCCAGGATTCTGTTTCATATATATTAAATAACACTATTATTTAGAATTTTCGCATTTTAAACGAACTCGAAAGTGAACTCTCCGCCTGTACTGGCTATAAGAGCTATTGCATTTGCTAAAACTATATCGTCAGGTGATTTAGAACCGCCTGTTTTCATCTTAGCTAAATAGGAAAATCTTTTGGCCTGTTCAATAAATCTCTTACTTTGAATTACCATCTCATCCATTCTAATAGCTTTGTCAAGCAAGTCGATCATTTGGGGTCTTGATAAATTCGATGTCAACCAACCCATCTTTCTATCAGGTCCCACATAAATATTAGGATAAGCTGGATAGGCTACCGCTCCCCTTCTTACTATTCCATTTGCCAAATTCAGAATTACAGCGTGACCGTGATTGTTTCTTTCCACAGCAAGTACCGCATTATTATATGCCTTACCAAGCCTCCATAATTTCTCACTAAATATATCAGGGGTCCACCTTCCCACCAATAAACCTACCTGTTCTATAGGAAGAGGAAAAGTCCTTAATACCATAGCTGCTGAATAATCTGAGTGCGGATCTCCTTCTGCAACATCTGCTCCCACCACATATTTAGCCCCAGGTTGAGCCATTCTGTAAACATACATATCTCCGCCTAGCCATATCTCTGCTGGAAACTGCTCTACTAAATTCTTATCTATTTGATTTAACTTAATATTATCAAATACTGGAGTTCCTGACTTTAGAAAGACTTCTTCATCGTCGTCCTCGGGGTATTCCTGAACAAACTTAGCCCCCATCCTGAACTTCTTTTCCCTCCGCCAAGCTAACTGTTCAACAGTTAATCCAAACCTTTCTATTAATGCGACCTCTTCTTCATCCAAACTCGTAAGTATCTCTGACTTTTGCTCTTCTGTCAAATCGGTAATTTTATATTCTGAGTGCTTGTGCCACACAAAGTAGTGCCCAAAATACTCGTTTTTAACCCTTCGTTTGGGCCTGAATGGGTTTTTAGCTCCCATGTAATAGTCATAGAAGGGTCCGCCCTCCCCTCGTGCCGTAGACTCTAAAACCACGTGCCCAGTCCGAGGAACCGATTCCAATAAACCTATCAAAAAATCCTCCGTAAAGCTGGGAGAGCTCACTTCTGATAAATGAAGGTTATTAATAGTCCTGCCACGCCCAAAGTCCCTAGTTTCTGCCGAGCCAATAGTTAGAGTTGAATTTATCTTATCAAAATAAAGCTCTAATCTATTCGAGTACTTAACATGAGGCTGAAACACAGGAGCTGGTAATGGTTGACCCGCTATTGAATCAAACATAAACTTTGAATTATGAATAATCCCGGAAACAGTTCTGTATTGATTATTAGGCTGATTCAATTTATCGTATAATTGCCCTTTATAGTAAATGCTTTCTATTTTTTTAATCTTTTGATAAATATAATCGTTGGTTTCAATAAAAGAAACCTTCCTACATTTTCTATCTAATTTTGAGTATTTTGCAAAAGTAGAACCAAACATAGTAAGACTATATAGAGGCTTTTTCCTATTATCTTTACTTTTACGAATACTTGACCAACCATAGCCAAGAGCACATATTATATCACGTAATTGATACGCTAACTGCGGTCTGCTACTTCCATAACTATTAGCTTTTCTATTTTTTAGGTTATGCCCATCACCGTCTATTAGCCCTCTCACAAGCCCTGTACAAAAATCTTTATTTGCATCAAAAATCCAATCTGGAATATACTTCTCATTACCATCAGAGTCTACATAAAAAGTTTCTCGAAAAAATCTACGCCAAACTTCGCTAAGAAGTTCTACTCTTAAAACATTATTTTTTACTTTTAATTTTACTTTACCTCTTATTTTTACTTCGCAAGTTTCAAAAAATCTTTTGATTCTTTCGCCGAATAGCTGCTCTTTTTTATTTAAAGTAAAAATAATATTAGAACCTCTATTCTTATCTTTTTCTACATAACCTTCCGCAAGTAATATTCCAACTACCCAACCAAACTCTTCGTTTAAATCTATTTTAGCTTCATTTACCCCGTTATAAAGAAGTTTACGACACATAAGTTCTGTATTAATGAAAATACTCTTTAATTTTCCTGTAATATTCTTCTTATCAAAAGCAATTCTATCCGATAAAGTTATGTAGCGAGCTTGCTTCCACCCCTTCTCTGTAAGAATTTTATGATCGGGGGTAACTATAATCGGATGATTTGGATTATTTCGCACCTGAATAGAAATCAAATCTCCATCCCATCGAATAGTAGAAGTACCTGATTCGCTAATTTTCTTAGGAAAACCGTTTGCTTCCAAAGTTTCAACATCTGGATGCACACAACGCTCAAATAATGCACTCGAGTCTTTCTGTGTATGGCAAACAATAATTGAAACAGTATTTGGAACAAATAATGTATCGTGGAGGAACAAACCAAGGATCAAGGTTGAGAACCCGAGCTGCCTCGGTTTCAAGATCACGTCCCTACGTGTTCTATTATCATAATATTGATTTTGAGCTTCGTTGAATATAAAAGGAACTACATTTCTATCTTTATCTGTAATAGAAACTAAGCTTTCGATAAAAAACTTCGGGTCTATTAAAGCACGGTCTCTAAGACTTAAATTTGTCACATATGTCCTTTTTAATTTTTACATTTTTCATCTCCTTCATACAATCATTTGACATTCGGTAATTGAAAAGGGCATAATTTACCCTATTGGAATACAAAATGTAAATCTTATGCCTTTTCTAGATCTCGGCCCGCCTGGTCACCGAGAACAATGTTGCTTTCTTGAGCAACCATTTCTTGAGCAGGTTCCCTTGTTTCTTTTGTTTTATATGCTGAAGTTGTCCCTGTACCAACCAAACTAAAAAACATTATAAGTGCAGGAATCAACTGAAGCAGGATTATAATAGCCCCAAGAATTAAGAATATCCAAAGAGCCGTCCCGCCTTCTGAAAGGTCCCTCATCCTTAATCCCGACTTCGCTCCTGGATAGGTAGAAAACCAGAAGAATACAAAAGTCGCCACTGTTAAGATTAAAGACCATCTCCTCATTTTCTCACACGTGCTTGTTTTTACTCTCATTTTAGTTACCTCCTTATTTATTCATTTAAGTATTTTGTCCAACTTATTCAAAGACCGACGGGAGGGACTCGAACCCTCACGATCCCCTGCAAATCTTGGGTGAATTTATCGGTTTTACCAGCAGTTGATCTATCCCATCATTTAGCGTCTACATTTCGCCACCGTCGGTCTCCGATTTATTTTTTTTCTTAAGCCTCTTGTCTAATCTATCCAAATCCACAACAGGCAAATTAAGAGCTTGCCTCATATATTCTAAATCGTTTTTCAATCCTTTCAATGTATCACCCCAAGGCCCACAAGCATCAACAGTCCACGCTGTAACTACTTTGCTGTTTTTCCCCAAATAATAACATTCATGGATTGTAAAATACGATTCACCTTCAATCAGGCGTTTGCAAACTCTATAGTTCCAACTCATCTAGCTACCAATATAGACCTGGCATCCATTCTGCGGGACTGGCACAAAGTACAGAATGACACCATTAATACGCCAAGTTATGTAGGCGTTACGTCCATCCTTGTATAGGAAAACATATCCTGTTGGCATATCTATATTATCAGGTGAAGTCAAAAGCCTAATAGCTATACCATCTAGTGTGCCACCAATATAGATCACAATAATCTTATAAGCTCCCTGGTTAAAACTGAATACCTGCTGTCCAGCTACAAACTCACCATACAAACTACCAGGAGGAGCAGCTGCCGATATATTAGGTAATAGCAACGCCCCTAATAATAACAACACAAGTAATTTTTTCATTGATTCTGCACCCCCAAGTTCTTAGGACCAATAGGCGGTGTAGCATCAAGATTGTAAGCATAGTTAGCCGGATCGCTATCCAAGCTCTCATTATTGTTAGTGTCCACAGCAGTCAGCACGAAGGACAATATTCCCGAACTGCCATCGGGAACCGTCACTGTAAAGAGATAGAAAGTTGTTGGATGCGGAATAGTACCAATCAAGCTACGGGTTCCATCACTCCTATACAACCTATACTCCTTCATATCTGGTTCTGTATTAGCTGTCCAAGTTGCCTTAAGGTTTAGTGTCGCCGCTCCTGCTGTACTGGCTATAAACAATAGCCCCAAAATAAAACAGAAAATCCCTTTTTTCATGCTACTCCTTTCTATTAATACAATTCTACCTAACCTGGCATCCCCATACAGGATAATGATAATAGGAATACGGATAGGAATACGGATAAGGTTGAACCACAACTGGAGGAGGAACTACTACCACCCCTCCGTGCCTATGATGCCGAGCACTTGTTTGGGTTGCTAAACTTGGCAAAATAATTAATGCTGCAAAAACCAACAGTATAATAATTTTCTTCATAACTTTCCTCCTTTTTTAGTTGTTTGTTTTCTGTCATCCACAATCTTAATTCCTCGCTCTTCTGCCATTTTCACTACGGCATCCACCATCTGATCTATGCTCATTTCCTTACCAAATACGAATCTGGTCTTCCCCTTCAATTTCTTCTTCATACTATCCTCCTATTTTTTTTCTTCGTTTCTCAATACTTCCTTTAAATATTTCTTTAAAATTTCTTCATCCTCACAAATCTCGTCTAATGTTCTTGTATCATAAGAGCAACCATTTAACAAGCTATAATATTCACATTCGCAACATTTACATTCGCAAACCATTCAGAACTCCTATCTAACCTCCCACACCTATTTCTGTCTTTGCTCGAACATCCCAAATTGCTTCCTCGCCTGTAGCTTTCGCTATTGACATAGCTCTAGTTTGATCCCTATCATTAAACGAAACATCTAAAAAAATCTTTCCTTCAGCACTTATCCAACCACCATAAAATCTTTCATCCTTCTCCCTAACAAACGCCCGCTGTTTTTTAAACCAATTATAAATATCAGACCTACTTGAACCACTTTGAATTATTTCCCCATGCCCCTTAATACCAACCATAAAACCAGTTCTGGGAACGTGTTTACCCCAGGGCCTCCAACTAAAACCTTCCTTCTTCTTCTCCAACTTCGTCATTAACTTCCCAATATCGCCCCTTGTTAGTCGCTGTTGAGTGTAAGCATTTACCATCTTTCCCCGCCTCATATAGCTCCTAATATTCACAGTAGCTTTTTGCAAGGAATCCCATTCCTTATCTATTGTAGTAACAAAAAACCTAGTCATCTTATCCTCTTCCCCTTTTACATATTTTTATTATCCGATAAATTTGTTTCTCAACCCAATCTTTTGGACCCGTAACCTCTGCTTCTACATCTCCAATTTTTATTCTTATACTATAAATTTGCATAGCAACCTCATTACTCTTCCGTAAACGAAGCTTCCACATCCCACTCTATAACTGGCTTACTACCAACTACAATAATCCGATGCCAATGAGGGTAAGATAACTTTAGCCCGCAACCCATCAACTCTGGTTCTTCGCACGGTTGACTAACTGCGTTACAAAATATAACCCCTCCTTCCCAACCTGCAATTCCGTCCCTTACAGGTGGACAATGTTCTCTTTTTACAAAGACTCCGCCAGAGGCAAAATGATCATTCGGTGGTTCGGGTTTCATCTTTTTCTCCTTTATATTTTAGTTTTAACTTCTAAGCCATCCCAACCAGTAATTCTAGTATTCTCAGGTTTAGTTATTGACAACCTTTTCAGTATCTTCCCCTCTTTAGAAAGAAGTATAGCCATACCTCTCATCTGAACAACCCGAACCTTGACCCCCTCTCTGTCATAGCAAAAGCCGGTCATTACCAAAATCCCGGTAATAACAATATTACTATCAGTGGTTTTCATACCTTTGTAAAATTCAAAATTTATAACAAAATGGTCAAGTGTATATCCCCAGTCTTTTCTGACTCCATCTTCCCAATCATGGATAACTTCACTAGTCTTCGAGATATCTTTATAGTACTTTTGTACAGTATCCACATAACTGTCGTACTCACCTGCAAAACAAATAGTAGCTAAAAAAATTGAAAGTATGATCAAACTCTTTCTTAACATCTAGTCTCCTTCTGAGAAATCCATGTCTAAAATTGCCTTGCAATGGCAACAAACTTTTTTCCATTTACCATTTTCCCACGCTGTGCCTAACTCTATTCGATAAACGCTATGGTCACAAGCTGTTCCCGATACCCTATTTGCGGGTGGATTTATGTAATAAATAAATTTAGTCATTACTCCTTTTCTCCTCTGAGACTATCGTCCACTTAATACTCTGATTATCAATATTGGCTGGAGCATAGTCTGTTCTCCACCAATTAGCCTCATTAAACTTTAATAACCTCCCTATCCTATCCGTTAATTTAGGATCGGTAGTCCTCTTTACTATTCCGTAATACGAAAAACTATCATGTCTAGAGTTCTCGCAATCTATTATTGCAACCAGATGAAAATGAGTCTTGTCCCATCCGCTACTCAATACTACCTCATCCCCAATTTTAAACTTAGGGAATTTCACTTTTTTATCTTTGCGGGCTTTCTTATATCTCATTTCTTCTTCGAGTTTAGCTTTCTTGCGAACATCTCTAAACTTATCATACTCCCAATCCTTTTTGATTCCTAAAGTTTTATCTGTTTTAGGTGCTGTTTGCATTTTCTCTCCTTACGGACAATAGGCTTTTCTTCACTTTCACTATTATCATAAAAACTATTAACAGCAATAATGTTGGGAATACTAACTGCATTTCTCGAATTAAGTATATCGTGCAAGTCCAGCTCTCCGCCCCATTTATCTCTTATACTATTAAACACTCTCGCAAGTTTTCCCTTCAAAATAACTACGACCCCTTCGTAACCTACATACACTCCATCGGGAATATCTACGTTATCCCCAACTCTGAAAGATTTCAACTCGCAATTCCCCAACTTCAACTGAACGCATTCTCTTCCGTAACAATTATAGACTCCCATTATTTTACCTTTATCCTCTCTGCTGTAACTGAACTCCTAATAGACTCCTTTTGCTTCACTTCAACTATTCCGGATAGGTAATCCTTCTTAGACACTTCTGGAAATCCTCTCTTCTTTGCTACCCAATAACTCAGACCTGAGTATCCGTAAGTCTGGAACAATCTTACTACTTCTGGAATATCTTTCTTATTTACCGGCTCGCAATCAGCTCCATAATAGAAAGTATCATTCATATTCAACATAAACGTACCTTTGTGAATCCATCCTGCCCCCGAGGATAATAGAAAAATAAAATCATCGCTCACCATAGTCTTATCTATCCGAGCAATGAGTTTGGCTAGCTTCATTACAGCGTCATTCCAACCGTCCTGACGTGGCGTTCTTTTAGTTTCTTTACCTTTACAGTCGATAGTAGCTTTCGGATAAATTCCTAAACTATACGAAACTTCCTTGATAAACAATAGACCTAACTTCTTCCCAACACTTTTGTTGTTGCACATTTTGCATATTATACTCTCGTCTTTTTTCATACATACCCCCACTAAATTATATAAACTCGCACTTTACGAATCTCGCAATAGCCACAAAGTAATATTCATACCTATGATAATTCCAGCACAAAATATAATAAAAGCAACAATAACTTCCATTCTCAACCTGCATTGAAACTTGCACAAATAATTTGACCAATCTTTATGTGATCTTCTGCAGTTCCAATTAGTTCAACTTTAACATCTTTTATATTATTTACCCAACAATCATTATGTTTTTCTTTCTCTTCGTGGTCTGCACATTGAAACCACCACGCTCCATCGTGCCATAAACGAAATCCAGATGGATCAATCTTTACAGCCTCTTTTTCTGACTCTGCGCAAACGACAGCTCCCGAGTATGTATCATAGTCGCTAGCCTCTTGCGAAATTTTATATAGCATTTTCTTTACTTTTTTCATTCTTCTTATTTAATACAGTACGACCCAATCGTATTTAGTATCATTGCCACAATGAGGACACCAACGGAAATCCTTATCTATCTTCTGACCACACAATCCACATACTTTATTTTGCTTTTTCTTCATTTTGATCCTCTATGAACTTCTCATTTAATTTATCTATGACTTTCTGTAATTCATAAGAATCACCGTAAAGCCAAACATTACCAATATCTTTCTTGTCCCACAAAATTTTTACTGCTGTCCCATATTGGTTAACTCCTCTTATTTGAAATGAGTGATCAAACACTATTTTAATCATTTTCTGCCCTTCCTCGGAAATAGTCATTATTCCCTACTCATAAATAAATTAACAGCCTTATCAAACATATTCTTATCTACAAAGAATAAAAATCCGTTGTCGAGCTCTAGCCATCCCTTAATTTTATCATACTCCATCAAAGCTGGCTCTCTCAATCTTAATTTATTTCTTGCTATTTGATTTATCCTTCGCTTTACATCCTCTTCATCTTCTTCTCCGCAAATATAATAAACTTGCTTGCCATTAAATACTGAATACTGAATATTCATCTCGCCTGCAATTAAATATGGATTCTTGGAAATTTGCTCCAATGCTTCGGGAACAGCTCCCCACTCAAACTCCGCACTACCCATATAGTCAAAGCTCCAAATTTTTACTAGCTTCTGCATTAGCTCCTCGACTATACCGCCGTTCGGTAATCCTCCACCAAAACTAAACGGATTAGCGGTTTCTAAAGGAGATATAAGTCTTTGAAGTAGATAAGTTTTTTCCATCATAATTTTTCCTCCTAAAAAATTTGTTATCTCTTTTATTCGTCATTTAGCCTAATCATTCTAAAATGCCGTTTTTTTTCGATTCTTTTAGAAAATCTTTCCAATTCTTCTAAATTATTTTTTAGAGAATATGGGGAAAAGTTTTTTGTAAGAAGTACTGACTCTAAACAAATTACGCAACGACAATTTTGATGGCTTGGAATACAATCATCCATTATCTCAATCCTATTGATTCATTGGTTTAGGGTATCTGTGAGAGAAATTTTCTCCCAATACCCAATATAACGCCCACAATCTTTGCTCTGCTTCTACTTGCAATAATGCCCTCGGCGCATTTGTCCAAATATCTGCACAACCACCTTCGTAGAGGACATGGTGATAATTATCTTTAAGCTCATCTATTTTTCCCCTAATTTCTTTTTCTGTTTTCATATTTCCTCCAATCTACAACCAGTTAGTTTCTCTGACAAGGAACATAAACAAGGTGCCATCTTGCAAACAGCACAACTCATTTTAACCTCCTCTTCTTGTTTCCTCTTCACGGATTCCCAACAATATACCCACACTAATAGAATTCAGTACGAGAAAAACCCACCATCTCCAATCGGACATCCCCGTCTGATAAAGAACACTTAGTAAAGTTGCTACGAAGCAGCCATATGCCAAATTTTTCATAGTCTTATTAACCTCTTTCTCACTCTTAAATTTTCTATCGTCTCATCTTTATAAAACGAAGGAAGTCCACAATTATATAATTTGTTAAATTTCTCACAATGCCATAAATCGTAAAATTCTTTGCTCCACTTTCCTAACCATGATATGTATTTGCCTACTCTAAAAACATTGCCAGCAAATTTAGTATTACCTCCAAATTCAGCATAAATCCATCTCATCCCGTCCCAAATCCTAAATCTAGGTTTAAATCCATTTTTAGGAAATGCACGCAAAAAGAAATCATTTCTTTTTTCAGTACACTTTACATATCTTGGATCCACTCCAGGTATTGTTTCCATTATCGAAATACATTGAGATCCAGTTCCAACAAACTCACTCAATACCCAAAAACGAAAAGGAGAGCTTTCTATAATCATATATCCCATATTCCTAAAAGAAAGCTCTGTGGTAGTCTGAAGCATGTCCTCCGTACTATCGCAATCCAGTCCTAAAAGAAAATAGGGTTCATTTCGCCTTGCAAAAATAAAAGTAGAAACAAATCCTCTATAGGTTGCTCCAGTACTTTCGTCTAAAAATTGAGTAATATCTACCTCAAAACGACGGGCGTCTTCACCGTATTCCTTGACTTGAGATTCAGGACTAATTGGTTCTAAATAATATCTCATCTCACATTTTTAAATTTTCTGGTTTTCTTTGATCTCGAGACGGAATGCACTTTCCGCAAAAAGCATCACAAACGTCATCCCCTCTATACCAGCTATACTGAGTTTTCTTTACAAATACTGAGTCATCCCCACCAAAAAGCTTTCCGCAAATAACACAAGTTTTATGATCTGGAACTTGCTCTCTTTTAAATTTTCTCCAAACCACTCGGGGATATTTTTTCATGGTTTAGACTTTCTCTTCCTTAACATAACCGCAATGACGGCAAACGTATTCCTTACCTTTCGTCTTTGTTTTCCACCTTGGCATTATTTTTTTATCCCCAAACATGTTCCTAATAACAGATTTACATTTTGGACAAATTGGTTTTTCTTTTTTTCTCATTTTTTTACCTTCCTACTCTTCTGTCCCTTGTGGTTTTTTTACTCCGCTGTCACTCCAAACGTAAATAACATTTAGAACAATAACCATCAGATAAACAACCACTGCTATTTATAAAAGATTTTGATTTGCTTATCTGCCCGCATAAAGGACATTTAAATTCTAGAAAACCTGATCCCGCTTTATCTTCGCTTCCTTGAGTATTCCACTTATAGACTTGCTGAGTTATACCGCTCATCTTTTCCTCCTTATTTTACCTGTTTGTGAGTCCATCTATCCCATCTTGTCTTACAGTCAGGGCATTCCCAATAAGACACACCATCATACCCACCTTGAATCTCAATTCCTATCAACCTCGAATAGTGAGTAGCTCCGCTTGGATAGTGTTCCTTGTATTCTTTTGGTATTTTCTTGCCTCTCCAATCTACTTTGCAGACCGGACAATGTCTTTTATCGGAAATGGTTTCTTTCATTCTAATCCCCCAAACTATTAAAGAACAAATCCAGTTTTCTATCCTCGAGTTCTGTTTCCAACTCTATTAGTTTCCTTTTCAACTCTGCATTTTCCGATTCCAACTCCTTAATCCGTGCCTCCAACCTGTCACACTCGGAGAGGAGAAATTCTATTGCGGGAAGCAGTCGAGATGGACTACCACCAATTTTAGTATGAACGTGATCCAACACTTTACCTATCTCCAACATTTTCTCAATCTCTCCCCTATCCATTTTCTCCTCCTCCATTTGTGTAGAAGAATTTTCACGCCTTTCATAATAACATCAGATGGTAACAAGTTAGTAATATATAAACACTCAAAACAATCATTGTAGCTACCCTCACGGACCTAAATCTCTTCCAATAAAAAGCGACCAGTATTCCACCAATCAATCCTATAAAAATTTTAGGAACTGTCCACCAACCCCCTATTTCTTCCATGAGAAAGCGCATAAGGGGGTTCATTTCGCTACCATACCCTCCTAGATCTACCCAATGCTGAGTAAATAAACAATCAATAAGGTTTAGTACGAATAAAAGCAACCCTAAAATAAGTCCTATATGTTTCTTCATAATTCTCCATCCTTACTACTACTATAACATATTCTTAAATAAAAGTCAAGTCATTTCATTGCTATTTAAAATTTCAATTACTTTATTAATTTCTTCTACTTGCTCCACTTGCTCCACCTGCGGAAACTCTTCTAATAATATTGGTATTTGCGTATCCCTTTTAGGAACTGTAATCTTTTTAGAGTAGGCAAATACATATCTCACATAAGCCCTGCTACGATTATAAGCTAATATAGCAGATTTCTTTGATGAATCCCATCCATGTATTTTGAGATAATTAGCACAAGAAGCCAGAGCGTCGGGAATGGAAAACAAATCTATAACTCCATCCTTATCCCAATCTACCGCCCACCGTAAATAACTCGACGGCAAAAACTGAACCAATCCAAAGGCTCCGCATGTCGAACCCTTATATTCAAATGGGTCTATGTTGTTTCTATTACAAATTAAAAACCAAGATGTAAGTTCCTTCTCAAACAGTTTTCTTCTTTTATTATGAACGACCCAAGTTAAAATAGAATTAACTACTTCCAGCTCCCCTAAATAATTTCCAAAATTAGTTTCAGTACGAGTAATTGATACTATTATTTCTTTTGGAACACCGTATTCCATTTCAATATCATCAAGTAATTTTTCATTCTCTGCTATAAACTGCTTGCCTCTTTCAATAGAATCATCTGTAAAAGAAACTGGTTTGTTATTTGTCTTTATTTTCTTCTTTTTAAAAATATGAGGATATAATTTAATTCTCTTATCCGAGAGTAATTCGTGAGCATTTTCTACTCCCGACATTTTTAAATTCTGAACAATCCTCTTCTTTGTCTTGGGATATCTCTTCAGATCATTTCCCAACAACTGATCAGGAGTTGCAAAACATATCAATATCAAAAATAATATATAAACTATGCGAATCATAATCATCCAGTAGTAAAGGGAAATTCCAACAATTTCCTATCGAAGTAGACAACCCCCAACAAAGTGTATCTGCGCTCCTTACACACAGGACAGAATATTCCGTTGTCTCCAGGAGGCGTATTCTGCGTCCACCTAAAAACCGTCCCGCACTTGGGGCACTCGGCGTCCGTGTAGAGAACCCCGTCGATTTCCACACCGTTCGGACACTCCATCATTTTAGAGTCCTTTTAGCTAAATTGTACGCATCAACGATACACCAAATCCATATCGGGATGCCTATTAATATCCAAACTGTTAAATAAACTGCTATAAGAAAACCAAACCCTCTTCCAACTTTCTCGCAATACATCTGACCAGCACCTGGTATAACAAGACTTAGAAGAGCAGAAATGCCAGGACTCTTTTCCGTCAATAAACTGTCACAATATCTGCATTTAATAGCTTCGTCGTGAATTTCTTCTGAGCAATATTTACATTTTTTCATATTGAGCACCTTATAAAAGTATTTAGTTTGATCGCATTGTTAAGAAATCTTTTAAGCCTCTTATATTTTTTCAAGTAATATCTCCGTTCTTCATCACTACAATTCATAGCAATCCCTATCTGGAAGCTTTCTTCTCTTTCTTTGAGCATTTTAAGTAGTATCTTTACTTTAGCTGGGCTCATTAACTGGCTTCCCCTACGCATTAGTTTTGGGAAATCATTCCAGTAAGATAAACCAAATTTCCACAAAAGATTTCCATCATTATAACTATCTCTAAAATATCCTGTTGCGGGATACATCTTACTCCAATAGTATTCCCATTTCCGTCTCCCAGGTTTAGCTTTATCTAATTCTTTTCGCCAGCGTTTTGTAGTTTCGTTTGTAATCTTTTCAATATAAAGATCAGCCCCCATTTTTAACTTCCTCCTCTTTCAAAATTATTTCTTCTATTTTAAAATATTTACCGCTTTTATCAGCAACTTTCCACCATTCTTCAATTCTTGAATCATCTCCGTAAATAGTTATAAATGCGGTAACTTTAAAAAATCCAACAGATATATTGGTTCTAAGACTTAATATTCCAAATCTCTCTTCTAAATCATCTACCAGCATCGAAACATAAATAAACTTTTTGCCAATTCCAGATGTTACTTTAAACCTTCTCATAAATTTCCTCCAAAATTTCTATTCAACTTTAAATCCTTCCAAACATTTAAAACAGTACCACCACGTTGAATTAGGACCATACCCATAAAGTTCCAAGGTTTCAGTATTACATTTTGGACATTTCATCTTTCCCCTCCCTTCGAGACTCTACTTCCACATTAATCTATAAGCTTCCTCTCCGTTCTTTGCACAAGAAGTACATATAAACGAATCAAATTCGTATGCACATCCTAAATGCCACATTCTACAATATTTATATAGCTTCTTACACACTTCACACTTTGTCCACAAAAGTTTGGGGAACCAAGTAAGTTTTAGGATTTTAATATCTTCTTTAACTTTCATCTCATTTCCCTCCAAATTTTATTTAAACACCCTCCAAGGCGCACCAGGAATTTATAATACCATAATCTGCTTTAAAATCATTTACAGTTTTTCCATCCCTAAAAATGAAAGTGCCATTTTTCTCTCGAGGGGATAAATCTGTAGCCCAATTCTTCCCTATACTGTGTAACATTTCGTGCTGTTCTTCCCTGCCTTTGTTCATTAACTCTTTGTGAGAAAAAAATGCCTGACAATACATTGAAAGACTATTCCGTTCCCAATCTTGACATCTCCACAAGAAATAATTAGCTATTTCCTCTTTAGGAATATTAAAAGCTCTAGCATCAAAAACAGATACTTTTCCTTCCAACCCCGTCATACCTAACTCCCAAAAATCATTGAAATAGGCAGTCATCGTTGATGCCGAAACACTCACAATTTTATTTAAATTATAGTTAAACCAGGCTTCCGTCTCCAACTTATCATAGTCGGTTAATAAGAAAGATGCTTCATCGGACTGAACATACCCGAGTTTGAAACCTTGCATTTCTTCAGCAGTTTTTTCAGTAGCATACAACATAGAGTTCATAAAATGCGGAAAAAAGGGAGCCTCTAAATGCTTTTTCATCTTTGATGTTAGAGTATGAAATGCCTTACCATCTACCCTAATAATAACAGGCGTTCTTCTAGTAAGATAAATTCTATAGCTATCTTCGTAATTACGCTTTATTCTGTCCCCTAATTCGTTTTCCATTTTTCTTCTAATACAGCACTCTCGCAGACTTTACATTTTCCGTTTTTATAAACTCTAAAATAAGAATCTATCCAAAGAGCACCCTTACAAATTCGGCACAATCCAATATATTTTAAATCTCTTAAAACAAATAATGAAATCACTTTCTCTGCCATCCTATCTTTTTACTAATTCTAACGTGTTCTTCGTTACCAACTTCATTCCTTTTTTCATCTATTTTTTTAGCATAATACTGACCAATCTCACCAGTAAAAAATGGGTCTCCGATTTCAGCAAATCTCCACTTTCTCAAAAGTTCCTCGTAAGAGGCACTATCAATCCACTCTTTCTGTTTAAATTTACTAAAAAATCCTTTGTCCAAATCCTCAAGACTCTTCATTTTTGCAATCTTATCATTCTTCTAAATTTAATGTATTTTGGAAAGACACACTTTATTTCTTCGACAGTAGCTAATCTAAATCTCTCTTTCCACCACCCTCCAGGCGGATATTTAAAATATACATACTCCGTTTTATCATTGCCCACCGGACGCCTAACTTCATCAACAATATAAATTTCACCTTGTCTCAATCTCACAGAGTCGGGCGGAGCATCAATACAAATAACTCTGTCTCCAGATTTAAATTTATCCATCTCTGCTCCTTCTTCTTCATCTCCTATAAAAGAAGTCTGCCAGGCATTATTAGTACCAACAAATTGATTATACCATTGTTCTCTCAGACTCAAAGACTGAAGATCTCCCTGATTTATATTTACGTCACCTATCACACAAATAGTTTCTTCAGGCCGAGGCCATAAATGAATTTCGTGCTCAAAATACGCCTCAGAACAAATAAGACACTTACCCAAATGTTCTCTTCTTCCAGATAAGGTTGCCACTGTAGTTACACAATTTTTACACATTCTTCTACCGCATTTGGGACATATTAAATCTCCAGCACAACATTCAATATGTTCGATCATAGCTTACCTAAAAAATATTTAGCAGGGAATTTTACGATAAGAAGACTAACGAACAGCGCCCTTTCCTTAATCGCCCTTATCAACCCTGCTAAAACTAATTGTACCCTCTGACTTTTGTCCACTCACCAATATCTAGCTTCTTGCGAAACGAGTTGATGAGCTTTATTATCTCATCGTTTGTGTAGTAAGCTAACTCTTCAAAAGTACACTTGACTACTTCCTTTATCTGAGCTATATTGACTTCTACTTTCTTGCCTTCTTTTTCGGAAATACTCTTAACCAAACTATTTTGATTGATAGCCATTCTAAATCACCTCCCTTCTCTTAGTATAAACAACCCAGCAGTCGGTCCATAGCGGACATTTAGGAGCGCCCGTTGTAGTAAAACAATGGTCCTTCACATATTCATTATCAACATTTTCGTCGGCAAAAAATTCGCAATCAATATCTATTTCTCTACCATCTGTTCGTCTTATAATCATTTTATATCGAGCTCAATTCCATTCTTCTTAGAAATCTTCCGTCTTTCCATCTCATATGCTCCTTTACTAAAAGTAGTCCAAAATAACTTTGTTTCTCATTCCTATCGTAAAAAACAAAACAAGTGCTATCGTTACTATTTAAAACTACCCTACCAGGACATGAATTCATACCTTCGCATTCATAAAACCCAGGGCAAGGAATAAAATTACGGACTTCAAATCTGTCCCCGCTAAAAACCTCTTTCCTAGAGCTGATAGGTAAATAGTTAATATTAACATAGCTAATATGATAGAAAGTACCAAATTTTATCCAAGCTGACTTGCCGCTATGAATTTTAACTTCATAAACACCTGGAGGAAAAAGGAAGCGATTAATCTTTTGAGGAAGTTTCAT